CCTTGTAAACCAGTGATACCTTGAATACCTTGTGTTCCTGTACCTTCAGTACCTTGTAAACCTTGAGTTCCTTGTAAACCAGTGATACCTTGAATACCTTGTGCACCAGACCCTTCTATACCTTGAATACCTTGAATACCTTGTGTACCTTGTAAACCAGTTATACCTTGAATACCTTGAGCACCAGTTATACCTTGGGCTCCTTGAATACCTTGAGCACCACCACCACCGCCAGTTGCACCAATATATCGCCATCCTCTAATATAAAAATCTGTACCATCAGGATATGTAGCATTACCCCCAGTACTACCAACAGCATTAATTAAATCATCAGATACTAATAATAATCCTTGATCATAATTAAATACCCAACCGGCAACATTACCGGGAGTACCTTCGGAAATTGATTTATCAACCTTTACCGCCGATGCTGTAGTAGGATCACCACTCCATAACTCAATTTCATATTTATCATTTTTTGCACCGCTTGGGGTTGGTATACTTGCTGGACCAATCCACATATCTTTTCTACCAGAGGATGGTGTATTATATGTATTTAATGCATAATAAGTATTAGGGTTAGAACCTACTACCAAAGTCATTCTCGTAGCAGTTCTATTTGTTATAGGTGAGTCATTTGGTGAAAAGCCAGTACTAGTACCCCATTCATTTCCTACATAACCATCAAGAGGGTTACCAGGATTAGTTAACACTAATAAAGATCCAGCTTGACCTTGATCTGATGTAGACGGTTGATTAGCAAGTATTACATTCCAATCAGTTTGGTCAATAAGCCTACCGGTTTTAACAGTAGGTGTATTTTCCAAATTGGATTGATACCAGTAAAAATTTGTATCTGCATCGATAACATTACCAGCCTGTACTTTAAATACTAATTTTCTTACGTCTTGATTGCTAAATCCCATTGGATGCTTTTTTTATTTTTCCGTTTTGATTACTATCAAATCATCTGCCTCTTCCATATTGGAATCATACTCTAAATATTGTGCTACTAAATGTGATAAATCTCTTTTACTAATTTTAAACACCTCTACTTTATCTTCGGATGTTTGTATAGACAAGTTACATACTTGAGAGTCTTTATTTATCTTTAATACTAATTTATGTTCAAATTTACTTTTCATCGGTTATTGTATTATTTATTTAAGATACAAATATGTATTGTATCTGATCAAGTTTTATTGTACGGTCTATTAATTGTATTTCTACATAAAATCCACCAACAGCAACATTAGAAGAATTACCGAAGGTAAACTTACCAGTGTTACCGGAAGATGTTGATTTCATCATTCTTGTTTGAATAGTATCCAAACCTGTATATGCTATAGGTATAGTACCAGGTGGTATCCAACCGCCGGCGCTCCACGCACCACTAAGGAACCCACCATGTAATGATAGAGCATATTGACCATTGTTCGTTGGGTATGCAGTACCTGGTGCACCATCCTGGTATGTTGGTAAGAATGTATAATTACTACCTGTGTTTGGATCAATGCCTAATGCCGGATTAGGGTTAGAGCCTACAGGAAATACATAAATTTTCATTTCATTATTTATTAATGCATCTGTAAAGTTTGCACTTACACCAGAATCTCCGCTAAATACTAAATCAAAATCTACACAACTAGTTCCAAATAGTCTGTGGAATATTGGAGTATTACCCATTGCATTGTAATTAGGATTACCACTAGGTTCATAGTTACTTAAGTCAGTAGATATAACGGTACTAGGATCTGGGAAGTTACCTGTATCAGCATAAAAATCAGATGCAGCAATACCTTGACCTCCAACATAACATAAATTCTCTACTGTTGAAGCAGATCTAGTATTTGGTGGCTGTGCAGGATCTAATAATGATAATCCACTATTCCAGCCTGAATATGTAGTACCGGTAGAATCTCTAAATAACCTTTGATTTTCAGCATTAAAATATTCAAATGTATTAGTAGAAGTTTGTGAATTTACATCAATCAAAAGTTTTCTATCACCAGATGTAGCAGGACCTACATTTCCAGACCATGGGTCATTAACTCTAACATCAGCTTCACCACCAGTAGATCTAAATCTATAAGGTGAGCCACCGATAGTAAATGAATTAGTATTACTAAGATAGTCTATATCAGTACCATCCCAATCATTATCAACACCAACATTAGTAGTTAAGGTACCGTTTGCTGTATTATATGAAGTATCTGATAAGGTTAATGTTAATGCTGACCAATCATATAATCTTAATAAAATATTATTTGCATTTATGCTATTTCCATTTAATAAGTTAATACCATCTACACCTACTTGTATATTTGTACCATTTGTATAATAAGTTATACCACTTATGTTTTTGGTAGATGCTGATGTTACTACTGGATTATTTACAATAGTTCCAGATAAGTTAGGTGTATTTGGGTTACCATCGGCAAACACCGTATAACTAAATGAAGTTGGCAAATCTGGGGAAGGTGGATCTACTGCCACACCACTAGTATCAGCTGTCATATCAAGCTGTACTGTAAATTTACCACCATCTCTAGGTTGTGTAGCATTATTAAATATACCTGCAGCTACCCCAGGTGCTACGTTAGTTGCACCCATTATTGTTTCAACTTTTATACTTGCTTCATATACATCTTGTGGATTATAAGGATTAATGATAGTATTATAATCTGCTATTGTAATAACAATATCACCACTCGTACTTACAAAAGTACCATTACCTGTAATATCAGTTATTGTATGTGAATCCATAACTGTTGTTCCATCACCGTCAAATACTTGTACAACAATCTCACTATCACCGTTTCCAGCAATTCCACCAAAACCTCTTACTTTAACTGGTGCTGCTGTATTACCAGTTCCAAATAATATAGCTTCATCAGTTGATTGGCGATATACACTTCTTAATGTATTGCTATTAGACCAACCCCCATCTGCAAAATTACCGCCATCTCTCACACCAGCAAATGGTTGATTAGGTATTGCAATTCTTTCACTCTGTGGATTATTATCTTCGGCAACCGTTGCACTCACAGCTCCAGTTGCTACATTTCTATTAAAATAATTAGGATATACTGGAGGAGGTGGGGCAGGGAAGAATACATTTACTTGTGTGTTGTCATTAAAATCTTCTATTGCAAACACTGTCCCATTATCATCACCATCAACAAAATTAAATTTTGAATATGTACCTGATAAAAAGGTAGGAGAACTTCCATCATCTACAGAGTTTGCCACAGTAATAGCAGATCCTGTGCCTGATATACCTTGAGTTCCTTGTAAACCAGTGATACCTTGAATACCTTGAGTTCCTATACCTTCAATACCTTGTGTACCTTGAGTTCCTTGTAAACCAGTTCCAGTGATACCTTGGGTTCCTTGTGAACCGATGATACCTTGAATACCTTGTAAACCTTGAGTTCCTTGTAAACCAGTGATACCTTGAATACCTTGTATTCCTGTACCTTCAGTACCTTGTAAACCTTGAGTTCCTTGTAAACCAGTGATACCTTGAATACCTTGTGTTCCTGTACCTTCAGTACCTTGTAAACCTTGAGTTCCTTGTAAACCAGTGATACCTTGAATACCTTGAGTTCCTGTACCCTGTGATCCAGTTATACCTTGAGTACCTTGAGTTCCTTGTAAACCAGTGATACCTTGAATACCTTGAGTTCCTGTACCCTGTGATCCAGTAATACCTTGAGTACCTTGAGTTCCTTGTAAACCAGTGATACCTTGAATACCTTGTGTTCCCGTACCTTCAGTACCTTGTAAACCTTGGGTTCCTTGAATACCAGTGATACCTTGAATACCTTGAATACCTTGTGTACCTGAACCTTCAATACCTTGTGTACCTTGAGTTCCTTGAATACCAGTGATACCTTGAATACCTTGTATTCCTGTACCTTCAGTACCTTGTAAACCTTGAGTTCCTTGTAAACCAGTGATACCTTGAATACCTTGAGTTCCTGTTCCTTGTGCTCCAGTAATACCTTGCGTTCCTTGTAAACCAGTTATACCTTGAGTTCCTTGTGTACCTTGTGGACCACTACCTGAAGTAATAGCTACTTCAATATTTTCATTACCAGCACCTGAACCTGTAACAGTTACACCAGTTCCTGTAAAATCTATTTTTTTAACATCAGTAGTTACGGATGTACCACTATCTTCTATTTCTATCGCAGAACCACCACCACCTCCAGATGTACCGATATATCTAAAACCAGTTATATAGAAATTAAAACCATCCGGAAATAGAAATGCATAATTTGGATCAGCAATTAAAGTTTGTAAGTAATCAGATATAAAAAGTAATCCTTGATCATAATTAAATACCCAACCTACATATTCAGGCTGAGACCCTTGGCCTAGTGTTGGATATACTTGCGCAAAACTACCTGGTGCACCCGCAGGATCACCACTCCATAAGGTAATCTTATACCCATCTGAAGGTTGTCCTGACGCTTGTGGTCGAGATGCAGGCAAAATCCAATCTCTCCTAAAACCAGAAGTAGGATCATTATAAGTATTATAAGCTACAAATGTAGAATTATTTAAATTATATACTTGTGTTAATCTTATTGCATTACTTGGATTACTATCATCTTGAATAATAGTTGGGTTTGCTGCTGCCGCGCTTTGTGCAGCAGAAACTGTAGCAGCAGGAGGAATAGATTGATATTGTGTTAATATTCTTTCGGTTGCCTTAACATTAGGCTCGAATGCTAAAGTTGATTCATACCATCGTTTACCTGCAGATGCATCAATGACACCACCTGCCTGTACTTTAAAGGTTAGCTTATTAACTTCATTTATAGAAAATCCTGCCATTTGATTAGTTTCTTTTTATATTTATTCAATTTTATATTTTACACAGATCCACCAGACTCTGATGTAGGTGACCCATTGCTAAATATTATTTTTGCTGATATACCACCTAGTTTAATTTCTTCATCAATTAAATGAACCTCAATATAAAAACCATCAATTGGTGCTGGTATCGAACCAAAGGAACAGTCTATAACATTTGGGGTTGGTGTTGCTATTGTTGTTCTTATTTGAGCGCTGTTATCAGGAGCATCAACCGAAGTAGGTGGGTCTTGTGTAAGACCGAAAAATGGCTGGCCATGGACAGAATATGGTATTGCATTATATCCAATATTACTGGTACTACCAGAAGTACCTAACGGCCTAACATATATTAACATCTTATTACTACTTAATGCAGTGAGTGCATCAGGGCTAGTCCCAAAATCTCCTGAAAAGGTTAATTCAAATGCACTAAATGGTCTATTACGGTTGTCGTCGCCTGGTGGGGGGTCTGATGATACTTCAAATAATCTATGATAAGTAGAAGTTACTCCATAAGCTGCTGTATTATAATCAGGATTACCACCACCCCCTACTGGAGCAAAGCCAGTTAAATTAGATATTACTGTTGATGGTAGTGGAGAATTACCGTCATCCGCGTAAAATTTATCAGGCCTAACTAAAGTACCTCCTACAACAGCAGACTGGCAGAACGGGCCAGTTGATATAGTCGATGTTGTTTGGTTTGTTAAACCTGATGGGGCTAATACAGAAGAAGAAACTATTGGTTGATAAGAACCTAAACTTCTTGTTAATCGCTGTGCCTCATCATCAAATCTTTCAGTTAATTTATCACTTGTTACACCATAAGTATCTATTAATATCTCAGATGGATTAGAATTTACAAACCCTGAATCTAGCCAAGGGTCATATGCTTTTGATTTTATTGTAGCATCAGTATTTCTAAATCTCCAATTAGATGTAGTAATATCCCATTCATCGTAATCGATACTTATATTACTTGCATCATAATCATTTGTCCAACCTGTTAAACTAAATCCACTAGGCCAACTTGTGTTATCCCATGCAGGTTCTTGTACAGGAGTTAAGCCATAATCTGTACCTTCAACTAATAAATTATAATTAGAAGCACCACCTTGTCCTTGTGTGTTACTGTTAAGTTTATCAATAGAGTTAACATTTATTTCAAATCGTGAATTAAGATCATAATATTCAACACCGCTTAAATATTTTGTAATTATAGATGGAAGTGAAGTAGATTCTATGATAGTAACACTACCATTGATCTGTGGTGTTGATGGATAAGCACCGTCATTATTAGCATCCCAGAAAACCTCCGGTTGAGTGTAAGAATATGAAGCACCACTATCAGTAGTTGAATCAGTAGTCATAGTACACTTAACATGAAACCTTCCACCGCTCCTACCGGCAAACGTAAAAATATCACCAATGTTTACTGTTATTTGAACATCTGCTTTTTTTCTATTAGCATCATTTTGAAAATTAGTTATATTAACAAGTATTCTATTTGAAGGTGAGTTATATGAACCTGCTGCAAATATAGTATTTGTAGTAAAATTTTCTAACTCAGTAACACCATCAGCATCATATACAATAACATTTATATTAGCATTACCGATATTAGAATCACTAAAGCCTGTTACCTGACCGCTTGTCGTAAATGTAATTGGCACGGGTGTTGATGGATCTTTACTATTAAATGCAGGGTGATTAGTACCAGCCCAACCGCCAGTTTTAAATGGGGTACCGGTACCTTCATCCTGGGGATTGCTTATTCTTATTGATGCACTTCTTGTAAAACCACCTTCTGAAACTGTTCCGTTTGTACTACCATCAGTTGTGTTAAAATGAGAAGCAAATGTTGGTACTGGTATAAAGACATTTACAGTACCTGGTGTACCACTATCTTGAGCTAATACATCAGCACCGACAAAGTTAATAGTTTTATATGTACCTATATCAGTACCTTCATCCTTAATATGTAAACCTGCAAATGTTAATTTATTATTTCCATCTACAATAAGGTTTGTTTGTGTATTATCTAAATTAATCGATATTTCTTCATCAGATCCAACTGGTGTTAATTTAATACCTGAACCTGCAGTAACAGTATCACCTCCTCCGCCACCTAAGCTATTAATAGTTATAGTATCACCAGCAGCAGTACTGACTTTAACTAATTGTATATCAGTTCCACCTACTAGTGTAGGGTTATATGATGCATCAATAAAATCATATAGCGTAGTCTGAGTGATTAAATCACCTGCTTCAAATAATAGTTTTAATTGATCTTTTGCTAGTACTGGCATTATACATTATTTATTTTACTTGAAGAAGATCCATAAACTTATCAAACGATAAAAGTAATACTTTCTTCTTTTTCTTCTTTTTTCCTTCAGGATCATCTCCACTACCAACCTTTTGTGTAGCAAAAGAATTTGCCGATCCAGGATCACCTGGAAGCTCAACAGCCCCCATACCCTGTACATCCATGTTAGGATTTAAGCCAACGGTTCCTGCTTCATTTTCATTTACGTCTTTAGACATTATTTAATATTCTTTTTTAAATAAGTTGTACAAAAGTTTAATAATTCTTTTCTTGCTGGAGCAATATCACTCTTTTCTGTTGCAGGTCCACTTTTCCATTCTATCCAACCTTCTACTATTTGTTCTAAGCCTTCTTCCATTCCAGGCATAAGCTCAATATACTCTTCATTGATCTTTGATTCTTCAACAGTAAAGTTATTCAGTGATTTTAAATTTTTCATGTTGTTATTTTTAATTTCTTTTATTGGTTCTAATATATTTTGTAATGGCTTATAAAAACTATGTATACTTTTAGGAGTCATTTTCTTAAAAGTCTTTTCATCATCTATCTTTAACGCATTACGAACTTTAGATGCTGAAATGTTATCATCAGTTCTAAAAATCTCAAAACCCTTAAAATCAGGATCTACTCCTAATTGATCTCGGTATGATTGTTTGTCAATCATTGCACCGTATGATTTTTTTCTATCCGTCCCATATCCCCACATCACAGGTTCATAAGCAGGTCTTGCTGCTGCAAACATTGTATCAATTGCACCATTAGGAACTACAATAGCAGTTTCTAAAAATGGATATTGTTTTGCCATCTTAGCAAACATTGCTTGTTGCATTTCTTCATCAAACGGCCTTTTCTCAGGATCGTTGTTTTTTCCTCTAACTAAAAATACAACTACAGGCTTTCCATTTTCTTTATACATTTTTTCAAATACTTTAACATGACCTAATGTAAAAGGTTGGAATCTACCAACAAACATATTAACCTTTTTCTTACCTTGTTCTTTATGAGGAACTTTTAAAGCTTCATTAATTGGAGCGGTTGCAGTTCTTACTCTATGACCATAAGGAGATAATGAATATCTCTTAATCCCAGTTTCATCTTCACTAATATTAAATAATCCTACATTTCTTTTAAGCCATCTTTTGTGAGCCTTTATTTCAGATAAGATATTATTAACCTCCTCTTCAGTTAAATGACCATCAGCAACAGCATCTAAAATAGCAGAACGAACTCTAGCAGCAGTAGATACATTTTTAGCTGGGTGAGCCTCAGTGTACCTTCTCTTAACAGTTACTCTCCTTTCATTTAAGAAATCATTTAAATCATTTATGTTATCCATACCTTATATATTTACTTTACCATTTTGATTCCCATCATAGATGAAAAAGGATTCCACACCATACCTTTTTGTTGAAACTTAAAGTTAGCACTACTAAACTTTTTAGTTTTAAATATGAAAGCACCTGCTTTAACTTTAGTATCTAAATATACCTGTTTAACATCAGTTACTTTTTGTGTAAGCTGAGTTAGTACATCAGAATATTTTTCATTTAATGCATTTGCAGTTTCTACCATAATAGGATAGAAAATCATCCCTACTCTGTTAGAATCATTTTTTTCCATTCTCTCCTCATATTCTTTTGCATATTTGGTCGAATCAATTTTACCTCTCCATGCTCCAGTTTTTTCTGATAGTGTTTTTATAAATGATTTAAATTTATTTTGATCTTCTTTAAATAATTCATCTAAAAATTTAATTAAGGCTTCTCTTGTTACAGATTTTTGATTTAGGTTAGCTTGCTGTAAAACATATGAATAGCCTGATCCTTGGTTAGGTCCTAGTACATCAGCAGCTAAATTCATCACTTTATTATATGTTGTTGAATTTCTATTTAATTCATATGGGTTTAGCCATACCTTAACTACATCTTCATAAAATGTTGTTTGATCTACATCTAACATAAGGCCATCATTTCTTTTAGCATTATCAATCATTTTCATTATTGAAGATCCACTCGGTGTACCTCCGCCTCCTGCCTTAGAAGAAACTTTATATTGATCAAATTCAAAATCAACTAATGCTTCATTTGAATTCTTAGGATATGCTAATCCTTCTCCCGTATCTTTAATTATATTAAACATCATTAATGCCCCTAACACTTCACCAAAGTCATTAGAAAAATTAGCTACAGAAACTTGATCTATTCCATCAAAGAAAGAAGCACCAACTTTATATACTATAGGAGTTCCACTAGAAGCATAGACTTCAAAATCTGAAAAGGTGCCAACTTTATTTTTTAATACTACTTGCATAGAATCTTTAATGAATTGTTTATAATTGTCAGGGTAAGATGTGTTATCTATAAACTGATTTACTTTAGTAACAACCGCTACTCCTGTTTTATAGGTAGTACTTGCAAGATCCATTGCATCAGGAGTTAAATCTTTTCCTTTTATTACTGCTGCTTCGCCTGTCTTTGCACTTACTTTATAACGATTGGTTAGAAAAATAGTATCTCCTCTTTTAAAGTCTTGTCCTAATATTTGTTTATTAGCCTTTAATGTTATTTTATAAGTATGAAATTGACCAGAAAAGGTTTTGGCAACATCTTTATGGTAATGCCCGCTAGGAAAGCCCTCTATCTTATATGCGGATGTAGGGACTTTTAAAGCTTTTAAATATTTCTGAATGTTTTCTTCGGCAGTACCATCATTTGCTCCAAAATTAGCTCTTACATATTCTGGGCTATATTTAGGACCTGCAGAATCTCTTCTTGTTTGTGGGAAAGTTTTTTCATAATGCTTTAACCAATTAGCCTGTCTTTCTTTTACGTTAGGCTGTTTCTTTGCTTCATTTAAAACATCAACCTTTGCTAGGTTAATAAAATTATTATAATCCAATACTTTATCTTCAATTAATAATTCTTCAGCATTAGGTAAAAGAGATTCATTAGTTGATTTAATTTTTAAGTAATCATCAAAAGTTTTAAATTTGCCATCATCCTTTGTTTGAATTACATCGGTTACTTTATTTACCATTTTATTAAAATCTTCAATAACTGATGGTGTCATAATATTACCGGCATTCTTTCTTTTCTTTTTTAAAGAGCCTAACATTATTTTAAATAAGTCTTTTAGCTTAGGATTACTATTAAGGATATCTTTAGTTCTTTGGCTTGGTATTAATTCTACATTTAAATCAAATTCTTTACCTTTAGCAAACTCAGCTTTTTCAATATCAATCTTTGCAATATCTTTTCCTCTTTTGGTTACATAGTCATTAAATATGTTTGAAACTAATTCTATGTATCTCATATCTTCACTATCCCCTAAAATCTCATGCTTCTTAATTCCTCTTTCTTCTATAAATGCTAAAAGATCCAACAAAATAATTTCATTAATATCAGCAGGAGTCTTCCTCATATCTATAGGCTCCTTTTCTTTCATTAAATTAATTGTATAAGGATCTATTAACTTAGCAGCAATAACTTGTTTAGTACCAGATTTATAAAATTTAAATACAATAGATTCTATAGGCTTCTTAAGATCATTTTGTAAAGTAGTTGATTGAATATTAGGATTTAGAATTCTAAGTAAATATTCAGCAAATGAATTAGTACTAAAAATCTCAGCATGATCTTCTTTTGGTGTTTCTAAAAATTCTTTAATCTTTTTCTTTTGATCTTCTGTTAAGTAACCTTTAAATAATGGAAGTAATGGAGTAACACCTAATGCGTTTGCCCAGTCTCTAATTACTCTAGGATCTTCTATAACCTTTGTAACTTTGCCAGCTGGTGTCATTACTTTAATATGAGTAAGTACTAAATTGTTTTTAGGTAGCTTATCATAAGTAATAATACCAGGATTAGTATTTACAAAATATTGAAAACAGAACTTCCAATTTTCAGGAATAGAAGAAAGATTTTTGTTAGTTACAGATTTTATAAAATTAATAGGCTTTTCATAATAAACCATTATAGTCCTATCAATTAAGTTAATAGGCTTTTGATTTCCACCTTTATAAAAAGTAATTCCTTCACCGCCTTTTTTAAATGAAAATGAAGAACCTGATAGTTTTTCTGAAACTACAAGATAATCCTTAAAAAGATCTTCTATTAATTGTTGCCCTGCATCTTTATAAATCTGAGTTAACTCTTTCATTTGCTTATTTTATATTGTCAATTTATATATTCTTTAGTTTAATAGCTATATAAAAAAAGGATAGCATAATACCTACCCCTTATCTTACTCTATTATCTTCAGAGTATATACAAATATCACAAATGCTAACTCTTAATACAGGTGATCTATATAGGCCTATATACTATTTTATCTACCGAACTTAATGATACCTAATAGTTGATTAATTGCAGCAAAGGTTCCAGTTAGTTTGTAAATTTTTCCTTTATATTTAAATACTATACCTTCAGTTGGAAATATAGATTCTATTCCACCAATTCTATCGAGCCTTGCTAACTCAGCCTCTACCTTTCTTACTTGGTCAGCGCCACCAGTCTTTTTAATCTTACTCCCTGCTGTTTGTATTTGTGTTCTTAATCTTTGGGCTTCATCAGATGGATTAGCAGCTAAAAAGTCAGACGCATTTTTTAAAATCACTGAACCTAGTTCCAAGAACAGATCTTCAAAAGGTCTAATGTTTTCTTTATATTTTTTAGCAACATCTTCTTTATCAAACTTTTTAACTAACGCAGCTTCTTTAGGTCCAGTTTGTTTGGCGAGAGATCTCATGTTTAAGCTCTTCTTATCTCCGTATGCCCATCGCTTAAGTAAACCTTCTTTTACATCTTGTGATAGTGAAGGAAATTGTTTATTAATTAATTCTCTCCACCACATTTCATGATATTTAGAAACCTCATCACTATCAGTTAAACCATATCTTTTTTCTAAAGCATTAACTTGATTAATAAATCTTTTCTTATTTGCAGTAAAATCTAAATCTTTTTGTAATTTAATAGCCTTAGGTGGAATTATTTTAAATGTTTTACCAATATCAGATTCAACCTTTTTAAGTATATCTGCGATTTCTTTTGCAGGTTTATTATTAGTACCTGTAATATTACCATTTCCATCCGTTTCTTTTATACCATGAAATTGAATAACATCTGTATCATAATGAATAACATTAGGGTTTTGTGAATAGATTAACTCCATGTTCATAAAGTCTTTTCCATTCTTAAAATATTTTTCCTGGTCAGCTGGAGAAAGGTTCATTAATAATCTAGCCAAATCTTGTGCAGCAAATTGAAAAGTATCTTGTACTAATTTACTAGGATGACCTTCAAATTTATTCTTAAATTCAGAAAGAGTCATTGGATTCTTTAACTCTGTTTTGTTTCTTGCAAATTTAACTTCGCCATCTTGAATAGTAGCAAATGCATTTTGACCATCAGTCTTTTCGGTAGCCTCTTCTTCAAAGTTTAATTCACCTCTAAGACCAGCATCTATCATTGCCTTAAAATCACCAAAGGTTAAATCCTTATCATCAAATGGATGAGCCATGTGACCAGCGGCGCCACCTTCAAAAAGAAATGGCTGACCTTTGTCAGTCAGCCATTCCTCGAATAATTTTATATGTTTCATGGTTATTTTTTAAGTTTAGCCAATTTCTCTTTAGCCATTTCAATATCAGCAAGCAAGCCACCTTCTTCTTCTTCCAATTCTTGAATTCTATAATCATCAGGATCTTCATCTTCAATCTCAGCTATATCCATTCTAATCATTTCTATGCGATCATCCATTTCCTTGATCTCATCCTCCAACTTTTTAATTTCTTCGGAATTATCATCAGATCCACCTTTTAGTTGATCTTCCTTTGCCTTTACCTTTTTATATAAAGGATTGTCAGGATCTCCTAATATTGTCTTTACGGTAACTTCTCTACCACTTTTAGGATTCTTGATCTTACTATTATAAAATTTATCTAAATCGGATTCTAATAGAAATTGTTCAAATAATTTAATATGTTTCATGTTTTAATTATTTTGTATATGCAAAAAGATCTTCACCATCGTCAAATACAACTACATTCTTACCTTTATATTTGCCGTGATATGCTTTATCATAAATAGTAGAATCTATAGGAAGAGATTTCATTCCTCCAATAACATCAAATAAATCAGAACCTTCATCTTCGGTAGTATCTGTCATTATCATGATATCATCAGCTTTTCTGGCCTTAAGAGCTTTAAGAACAGTAGCAATACCTTTTTCATTTTTCTTTACATCTTCACCAGCAGTATCTACTGCATCGGCGAAAGTAAACCTTTCATTTAAAGATTCATTTACAAAATCTGCAAACTTTTTTATATTACTCATATCTTTAGTTTTAATTTATTATGATCCCATCGTAGATTGTAAAGCTCCAACCATTGCTCCATAATCTTCACCATACTTCTTAAGTAATCCTTCAGCAGTTTCAGTTGCCTTAGTTTCATCAAAGTCATCTCCGAATGCATCTTTTAGAATTGCCATTGCATATTCTTTAAATTCATCAGCAGAAGTAATATCCTTTTCATTAATCTTAGCTTCTCCAACTAATGCTTCGCCTTTTGATTCAGGTTGTACTTTTACCTTACCCATATTCATTATGTCTCCAGCAATACCTGCGGCAGATTCAGAACCATCGCCCATTTCTGCAGGAACTTCAGTAGCATCCTTAAGATCATCAGCTTCACCCTTTACTTCAGTTGTAATATTTTGATCTTTAGTAACTAATTCTTCACCTTTTGATTCAGGTTGTTCTTTTACCTTACCCATATCCATTATATCTCCAGCAATACCAGCAGCGGTTTCAGAACCGTCACCTTTCTCTGCAGGAATAGCAAGACCATCATCACCAGCAACTTCATCAGCAATTTCATCACCTTCAACTTTAGTAATTACTTCACCAACACCTTCTTCTACTGATTCATCTTCTTCAGTATCTTCAGCTTCTTCTACTTCTTCATCTTCCTCTTCTACATAAGCTTCAGTTACAAAGTTTGAAAAAGACATGATTCTTGATTCATCTTTCTTTTCTTCATCTTCATCATATTCAACATCTTTCTTTAATGCATCAATTTCAGAGTCATCAGATTTAACAGCTCCTTTATAATGATCAGCTTTTTCTTTGTCATCCTCAGAATCAACTTTCTTATCACCTTTATCTTCTAGCTCATCACCTTCTTTTTCATCTTCCATACCTTTAGATTCTTCATCTTCAGAAAGAGGCTCTTTAGACGCTGCTATAGGAACAGCATAGTCTTCAGGTTCTTCATCATCATCGTGATATTTAACATTCTTATTTACGGTAACTTCTTTTTCTTTAATAAAATCTTCAAAGGCCATAATTCTTCTAGTAGCAGCTGGTGTTTCTTCTTCTTCAGCAGCAACATCAACACCATCTTCATCTTTAACTTCATCAGCTTCAGCAGGAACATCAGCAGTAATTTCAGGATCGTCAGATACCTTATCACCTGCTTTATCTTCTATATCTTTAGGTTCGCCTTTAGCTAATACTTCATCTTCGATATCTTTCGCGGTATCTTCTTCAACTTCATCAGTTTCAGCGACTTCACCAGATGCACCAGTTTCTTTATCTTCTTCCTTTTCACCTTCTTCACCTTCTAATGATTTAGGTTCGCCTTTCTTTTTAACTTCATCAGCTATATCTTCGGCTCTATCTTCTTCAAGCTCATCTTCAGAGATATCTTGTTTAGGAGTAAAATCCTTTAATAAACCTTCTAATTTAGTTAGAAGATTTTTTTCTTTCTTTAATTCGTCAACGCTTTCGTAACCGAGTTTTTTAACAAGATCCATTACTGCATCGTGATTAACATCTGCCGATTCATTAATTGAACCTTCGGCCTTTGTCATCATTGAAAACTTTTTGATTGGTTTCATTATAATTATCTTTTTTTGATTCTTTTTTTATATATCCATCTCTCATAAGAAAGATATTCTATATTAGTATCTAACATTTTGCACCTCAAATGGAAACTTTTCCTCTTTGTAAATTTTTCTTCTTTCCATACCATGTCTGTATATGTAATTTACCCAGTCATGATCATCTACTTTATAACGGAAATCATCAATAAAATCATATATTTTTACAACGTCTTTAGATGAGTGCTTTCTTAATCCTCTACCGATTGATTGTCTAATGATCACTTCGGATTTAAATGATTCAGTAAAAAATATGTTGTGTATATTTTTAATAGATATACCGGTTGAGAATGTACCATACGAAGCTACAATAATAACATCATCATTTTTTTCCATTCTTTTTTTGAACTCTTCTCTAAAATCAGATTTAACAGAACCGTCTACATAATAAACTTTCTTATCTGTTATTGCTCGAAGTTTTTGGTATATCTTTTCACCATAAGCTATTTTATGAAATAGCACTAGTGAATTAGATGTAGACTTTTTAATTACTTGACAAACGAAATCTAACCTCTTTTCGCTTTCATTAATAAAGTTCTGTTCTAAACTAAATAGCTTTTGTCTATCATATGGGTTTTTAGATAATGATGAAAATGCTTCTTTTTGAGCATCGGTTGCATATTCCATGTGGATTTGCAATACTTTACATTTTGCAATATGACCTTCTTCTTGTAAGTGAGCAGCTTTTACTTGAGTTACTAATGGGCCCATTGCCGACATTAAGCTTAGTCTATTTACAGTTCCTCTTTTAGGAATAGTACCGCTCAAACCAAATCTGTAGTCACAATGCCAGCATTTATCCATTATCTTTTGAATTGAATTTGCTTTTGCTTTATGAGTTTCATCTACAAAGACTGCATCAAATTGGCTAAAGTATTCCTCGTCCTTTTTAGTTAATGATTGGTAAGTACCTATAACAACATTAGAACTCTTTCGTAATTTTACGCCTGCATAAATTTGTTGAATCTTAATAGGTACCCTGCCTTTATTGTATTCTTCAAAGTCTCCGCTTGCTTGAACAACTAAACTTACATTAGGTACTATCATTAAGATTTTCTTTTTACCTAACTGTTCCATCATATAAGCAACCACCATAAATGAAATTAAAGTTTTACCTGCAGATGTTGCTAATTCAGCCAAACACCGTCTATACTTTAAAATCTTTATCGCTGCATCAATTTGATAATCTCTAGGCTTAATTTCAGATGTAGCAAAAAACTCATCTACCCAAGATCTAAATATTTCTTCATCTATAGAAGTATCAAAAATATCAGTTATACCGTTTAATGTAAATTGATAATCATATTCTTTACATATATCAATTACTTCTTTCCATAACCCTGCCGGAATTTTATTTCTTTTGATAAATGAAATATTACCATCCCATACCTTTTTCTTTACTAGAGGGTGAAATCTCCAACCTTCTATTTTCTTAGTAAGACTAGATTTTAATTGCTCATATTCCAATTCGGTGCATGAATCAATTACTAAAAACTTTTTATTTTCCGACAGAGATAGTTCCATTAAAATTCCTTATCATCCAGATTAATTCTGTTTCTTATAGCAAACGCCATATTATCTAATGTTTTAATACACTCATAATAATAATCTATATGAGATTGTAACATATCAATTTGTTGCCTAAGAGATGAAAGATCTGCTTTTATAAATTGATTCTTTTCACCGTTAGTTAACTTAACATCATAGTTAATTGAATATTCTCGGTACTGTTGTTTATAATACCTATCCCAAGTAGCGTTCCTTTTATATATGGTAGTTTTAAAATCAGTTACTTTATCTAATAGTATTTGTCGATATGATAACATTCTTACTTGGCACTCGGCCAGCTCATTCATATTTTTAAGCTTAGAAACAAGATCTTTAATCTTTGATTTCCAATCATTTCTATCTGATGTTAATCTACCTTCCAACTGCTCATTAGCTTCTTTTATTTGTGTATCGTCAAATGCCATTAAAATATTCCTTTATTATTATTAATCTTTTTATAATTTTTAATCTTTGGTTGAAACTTCTTTTTAGGCTGAGGTAAAGAAAAACTAGTTTTTACTTCTTCTGCTTCAATTTTTTTAAACTTAGTAAATAATTTAAGTTTTTTCTTAGAAGTTTCTAAATCATCATAAAAATCATCAAACTGTTCTGTCACAAAATTACTATAATTTTTTATCATATGAATATGAGATCTAAATGGTTGTTTGTAAAATATTTATCCAACTCGTTTAAACACCCAGTCCTATGTTTATATTCATATTTAACTAGATCATTTAAATCTTTTACCTTTTTAGAAGGTATTCTAAAATCCTTTAAAAACTTATCCCACATAAAAACAGTATTACCTCTTTTTAGTTTTTGTATCATTTTAGTCTTTCCTTCAATATCATTATCAAAGAAATATCTAACAGTTGGAATTTCATCAAAATCTAGTATTTGTTTTTTAACACCAGTAAGACCAATTGTATTAGACATAAAGAATGAATCTATAGGACCTTCAAATACAGTAAACTGCCTACTTAAATCTGTAGTAAGTATACCGAATATCATTGATATTTTATTAAGAGAATCTAATTCTTCTTCTGAAACTTTTAAAGGTTTTTTAAGCCTATCATATATTCTTTCAATATTCCACGTTTTATATTTAGGACCACTATTGTCATCCAACGCTCTTACTTGAAAACCAACAATCTTTCCTTTAGGTGTAAGGTTAAATACATACAGTTCCTTTCGTCTTGGATCATAACCGAACTTTTCGGTTTTATGATGAAGTAATCTACTTTTTAAATAAGGATATGCTCTATATGTTAATGAGTTTATTGGATAGACATTAAAACCTAATGCAATCTCATCAAATGTTAATGATAAATTATTTGCCATTTCAAATAAATGAAACTCTAAAGTTTCACCTAGTGAAAAGTTTTTACGGTTTTCTTTAATGAAATTAATTACATTGATTCTTTCTTCACCTTCGAAGTTTTCATTGTGGTCTTTTAGGAAGACGTCTAAACTTTCGTGTGCTGAACAATTATAGCAATGATATTGTAAATTATTCCAATAAAGATTACCTCTCTTCTTTCTTACCGAATCTGTGGAGTCTCCACAATAAGGACATGCAAAATTTAATCTTTCCTTACTTTCTAATATTCTTCTTTTCTCAGGGTGAGAATGGTTAGTATGAAGAACTCGGACCACCTTATCGATGATCCGAGCTTTCATATCAGAAGATATTAATACTTCTGTTGCCATATCATTAAAGATCTAAACCATTAATGAAATCATCAAAATCATCTCCTTTAGAAGAATCTTCTGATTTTGTTTCTGTTGCCGCCGGGGAAGCAGATCCTGCAACAGCCGTTTCAGTTACTGACGCCGCTGCCTTTTCAGATTTTGCAGGAGACGGTGCAGCCTGTTTACGAGTTACAGTATCAATAGAGGAACCAGGATTACTAAATTGAGATAGTACACCCATTACCTTATTTCTCTGCTCATCGGTCCATGGACGATAATCAAAGTTGCCTAATTCAGGTGCATCCTTAATGTAACCAAGAATTGCAGTTCTACCAGCATCATCAGTTGTTACTGATTCTCCGCCGATTGCCATTGCAGTTCGGCTACCTTGGAATTTACTAGAATCATAATTAGGATAACCACCTTTCTTTGAAATTACTAATTCAAAATTCTTTCCTTCAAACGGATCGAATACTTGAGTTGGTTCATCAAACTGAGGATTTAATTCCTCATCAATCTTAGCCTTAATCTTGTAACCAAATTTCATTACTTTAATTTGGCCTTCAAGATCTCTGTTCTGTGGATCCTTTACGATTTGAACCAATGCATAAAATACTTCTCTACGCTTAAGCCCTTCTGACATCTTTTTATCTACAGCAGATTCTGAGTTTCTAAGTTTAAAGAACATATCCTGTACCGGACATTTATCTCCAACAGTTGAAGGTGAGTCTGCGTAAAATCCGTTGCCATCTCTATCTTCTAACCAATAGACATATTTACGAACGAAAGGTTTACGTGGATTTTTTACATTAGGAAGAAACCTAATTAGTGAACGGTAAGTACCGTCTTGTCCCTGATCGGGTTTTGGTGTGTACAGATCGCTGCTTGGTGCAGGTCTGTCTCCAGTGTCAAGGTCCTTGACGCTTACACTGAAAATGTCGAATTCATTTGCCATTTTAATTGCCTTTTTATTTTACTTTGTTATTAATTAATGGATATAACGCAGCGCTGCCTATTTAACTTGCCCGGGAATTGCCAATATACTTTGCCTTGTTATATGCCTGTTTATAAGTCACTGAATAATCAGTTCCTTTGTTATTTATATATTCATATCTCTATTTAGTTTCACACTAAACAGAAAAAAATTATTCTATAATAGCAGTTACATCGGAATCTCTAATACTAAATATCTTTTCACCGTTGTAAGTAAATTCAGTACCTGCTAAGTCATGAAATAATACCGTCATTCCTATTTTATAATCCGAATCTTCTATATCTTCACCAACAGATAATATAACACCTGAATATGGTGGTGCATACTGGCCTTCAGATTTTGGTACATAGATGCTCCCAATTTTTTCTGGTTGTTCATCTTTTTTAAGAAATATTCTATTTTTTATTGCCTTTATCATAATTTTCTGAAACTAAATTCTAAACTCTATATATAAAATATACCTAATTAAAGAAAGAGAAGTATCTAATTACTAGCATTTAAGTATATTGTGGTTTTAAGGTATAAAGTATTTTACTGTTCACTTTCCTTTTTCTTATTCGCGTTTAATATAAAGTACGCATCTACAAGGTCATCTATTGGTTTAGGGATCTTTTCTGTAAAGTCTTTACCTTGAGTCCATTTCCACAATTTAGTTTTCCTTAAATCACTATCATTAAAAACATCGTCTTGAAATGCCTTTACCATGTAATGTTTATTTGCATTACCTTTACCTGCTAATTTTTTAACATGTGATGGTTGATAAATTGAAATATTTTCTACACCCCAAGAGTTTACAATTTCGTTTCTTAAAAAGGTATTATATTGAACTATGTCAATAAAAGAATTACCTTTTGATCCATAAGAGAATCCTTCTAAAGCAACTCTATGATCTTCTGTGCCATATAATGTTATTAAAATATTTGAAATTAAGTCGGCTATGTTTTGGCCATCTGTGAGTTTTTCTCGTTCCCTAAGTAAAAAGTCTTTATCTTTAACTTGTCTATAATAAGGGAATCCTAATATTGTTTTATTATCCATTAATTCTTTATGAACCGAGAATGATTTAGGTATTTTTCTACCCTTTTCATCCCACACCCTATTACCATAATTAAAGAATGTAATAAATGTGTATTTGCCTTTATGGTCCTGTGTACATGCACCTGGACTATTAAGAGAAAAATCTATACCTGAGTAAATCAATTATATTGAATTAAATGCGTTTACCTAATACTGCGCCTAATGCAGCACCAATTAATCGACTAGTTAATAAATCGTACAAGGCTCCTTTTTGAATACCGAGTACCTTTGCAATGGCCTTTCCTACTGTTTTACCTAAAGCAAAACCAGTAAGACCACCTAAAACAGATCCTAATATACCTTCATTAATTATTTCTTCCATAATAACTTCTAAATCTTTTCCGTTATTATGTTCTTCCATAATTCTGTCTACTGCGTTATCTATAGCAGTTTCTTGCTCCTCAGTTAAATCGTGAGATTCATTTAGTAAATTTTGTATATTAACTGAATCATCTGTTGATTCTGTAAGATAGTCTTTAAATGTTTTCATTGCTTTTCTATTTGTTTATATATTAAGTTAAGTTAACTATAGTTTCTAAAACGTTGTAGCTAAATTCAATATCAAATGTTTGAAATTCAATTGTGTTACTTGAGAAGTTTAAATCTAACGCACTAACACCGGTCATTATCATATCTTTTAATTGAACAGTTACAAATATTTGCCCTTCACCATCAATCATCTGTAAACCAACACCTTCAGGTACAAATGGAGTTTTACCGCTCTGCTTATAATAATAATCAAAAACATCAACAGCCATCCAATAATTAATCCAACCATCAAAGGCTTGCATTGTAACGGTTAGCGATTTATCAAAAAGTTCTTGTTTAGGTAAACTAGTTCTAAATTTTCTGGTATTACCTGGAAAGTCATTTTGCGATACTGGGTCAAAGCTAGGTCCTGGTAAATTCATTGCTTGTATACCGTAATTAAAAAAGTCTATAGGTTCTTTAATCATTGAACCTGGCATGCGATTTAAATATGATTTATACTTATCTGCAATTTCCTTTGGAATAAAATTTCTAGGGAATTCAAATTTAAACTGATTATTTCTTGCGCTTAGTAACATATTATTTTATTTTTATACGAGATCTTCTAAGAAACTTAAAAGAGAAGATCGCCAACGTCGAAAACGCCCGACCCTCCTGTTGTTCCCTGTGTTCCCTGTAAACCATCGCTGGTGACAGGATTACTTGCTGTATTGAACTCTTCATTCAAAGCAGATGCGTTTTCCCAATAAGAAGTATCATTAATATTAGAAGCAGCGTTGTTCACTATTTCATCTATACCTGCTTGTTGTATTATTCGAGATTTAATAGAGGTTACTGATGATTGCGCAGCTGCTGCCTCTGCTGCTATTATATCTGACTGTGCTTGGCCTAGTTGTTCATATAGTAAAGCGTTTTCATCACTTAATGAAATATTTGATTGCTCTAATAGATTTAATGTTGCTAGCATTTCTGATATTGTTTGATCTCTTTGCCCTAATGTAGTGTTCAATTCATCTATTTCACTCTGTAATCTAGATAGCTCTTCAGAATACAGTAATGATTGTGCATTCATTTTTGTTGTTAGTCTTTCTTGTGCTGCATCAGTTAAACCTAAAAACGTACCAGTGTATAAAACACTTTCATCACTAATACCAAATTCATCTTCCATTCTAGTCGATATGTAAAAGTTTTTATTATCTAATGATAATATCTTTTTTGAATTTTCTTTGTCTATTCTAAATAAAACTTGACCTTGCGCCAAGTCTACATTTTCAACTTGTGTCCAATTAGGAATTCGTATTTCATCGTTTTCACCAACAAAAACCAAAGTAAGAGTACCAACATTACTCAAATCAATCGGGGAATCTGCTAAGTCACCATTTTCACCAGTCTCATCAAATATTGTAAAAATTACATAATCATCAAATGGTGAAATTCTTATTTGCCCATCGCCTTGTGGTAACGGTTCTGCTGTAGGATTAAGAGATGTAAATCTTTTAAAGTATTCAGCTTGGTTAGCTGTAACTGTCTCGTTAGTTTGTACTGCCATCTTCTGTATCTGTTATTGTTTGTATTTTAGCTGGTGAAATTGCAGCCTTTACGTTTATCCTATCTCTAAAAGTAGTAACATACTTATTTTTTATAACTAATTGTTCAACTATTTCAGTAGATGTCTGTCCTGGGTTATTTCCAACACCTCCATTATTAACAATAATATTTGAACCATCATCATTAGCCAATTGGTTATATACATTAGCAACAGTAGGAACTACACCTAAATTAATTTTCATTAATCGTCTACCATATTTTTTAACATCAAACGAAGTTAGTTTTGCTGATTTTAAAATCTGTGTATTATCTGCTCTATTGTATAATCTTAATAAGTAATTAATTGAAAAAGATGTAGCAATAGCACTGTTTAAAATAATAGGCCTAAATAAAATAGGATTATCAAAATTAGTAGTTTGTGTAAATACCTGAGTACTAGTTTTAACAAATGAAGTATTTATTTGTTCACTTACATTAATTTCATGAAATACTACATAGTCACCACCTGATGAATTTAACTGAGCAATAAAATTAGAAAAAGTAGAACCTGTTACTTCACCAGATAATTCAAAATAATCTCCACCATCTGCCTCTACAACACTTGCATATAGATTATCATAAATATCTCTACTAGGTAAACTTACTGCATTTATTTCCTCTACATTATAATAGTTATAACCGTTATCAACAACCGTTTCATAAATACCAGTAGCTTTAAATGTAATGGTAGGTGTACTAAGAAATCCTTGCCCTTCAGTTAAACGATATCCTAAACCGTTAGGTACAGTATTACTGAAACTGTTATTCATAAAGAATAATGAAGGTATTCTCCATTCTATGTATGTAGCATAAAGATTATCATTAATTAAAACTGGATCTGGATTAAATACAGGCGTATCAGTCTTTAAGAAATTTATAGAAGATAAATTAAGTAAAGTACCATCTCTTCTAGGAACTAGCGTTTCAAATATTATTCCGTCATAGCCTGTAAAAGTAAACCCTGCAACAAAATGTACTCTTATTTTATCATATGCTATATTTTGCTGTGGGTTAAATGTCTGTAGTAAATTTGCACTATCAGTTAACTCAGGATCAAAGTCATTATAAGGTACACCAATATCAGTATCTAAATATGCATATTGTGTTTTATTTTTATTAATCGCTGCTGCTGAAATGTCACGATAGTTACCCATCTCTGCAGATACACTATCAGTATTAAAAAGATAGCTACCATCAGTATGACCATCTCTCATTATCTCTATAGGATAAATGGATGTATTAAGTTCCGTTGGGTTAGTTTGACTAGTGTATATGTACTCTAATAAAATACCGTCGGATAATTGTATAAATTTAGATGATTCCATTCCTTTTATTTATTTACCATTGTAAAAACTTTGGTGTATAATTTAAACCAATGCCTACATATGGGCTTATCTGCTCACCGCTTAAACCAACACCTAACTGTAAACCTAAGCCTAATGTTTTTCTATTTTCATATTGTAAACTTTTAAACGCTTTACTCTTTTGGTCAATTAATATTCCTTCAGCACTATTAAATGTAGTTCCAGGATAATCGGTTAAAAGATTTACAAATAATTCTTTTGATTTAGTATCTTTAATTAATGATGCAGTTAAAAATATATTTTGTTCTAGTCCTATACTAGCATTACCAAACGATATAAGACTATCGGAAGTTTCATAAGGTATTATAGCATCAATCGTTCTAGAACTTTTACCCCATTCTTTTTTATCTGAAAATGTTAAAGCTGAATTAAAATCACCAATCACCGTATTTATAACAGTATCGAGTATAAACACAGGTACTTCTACAATAACCTCTTTAATAACAGTCTCGGTTTTAATTATAGTTATTGGCGGTTTTCCTTTTTCAAATTCTAATTCATTTTCAATTTCTTCTATCGATAAATTTAAAGCCATTATCTCAGCTACCGCATTACCGTTAGCATCAATATAATTTTCAATTGTGTCTAGTGATGCTTTCCAATTATTTTCAACTCGGTAAACTTCATTCTTTGCATCATCAGTAGCTTGGCACTGTCTTAACAGCAAAATACATAACACTACAATACCACCTAATAAAAACATCCTTGTATTTTTAGGGTCAGTTATTATAGCTAATATATTTCTTAATATTATCATATGCTGTTTTCGTATACTTGTAATAATTTATAAGGAGTAACTTCACTCTCTCCATATTTCTTTATTAATTTATCCATAAACTTTTTTTCATTAGTTTTCATGTCCTCTAATTCATCAAAAAGATTATCTCTTTTCTCTGCTAGACTTTGGATACTTTTTTGCATTAGATCGATCGAAGTTTCTATTTCCTTATATCTATCTACAAAATTTATTAATTCTTTAGTTTCTTTCTTTGTCATTTTTAATTAATATTAAGGGTTAGCTATTTCATATGTAAACGTAAATCTATGATAAGATTGATATATGGCATTTCTACTTCCTTCAGGGGCTGATGGTGCATTATTGTTAATTGGGCCTAATGCTGTTCCATTATTACCATCAGTATCAACTACTAGTCTAGTATTAGCTGGGTTTGAATGAAGGTTAATCCACATATGAGTACCACTTCCATTAGTATCATGTGCTGCTGCTGGGTCAGTTTGAGATCCACCCTGTACTTCACCTGATGTTTGCGCGACTGGAACTGTGCTACCGACAGTAATATTTGTAGCCATCCAAGGTAATTTACCGTAACTAGTTCCTGTACCATTAGTACTGAAACCACCACCTGATTGGTTAATTGCATTTTTAATAGCTTGACCACCACCTCGTGGACCACCATGGCCATCACTATTGATGAGACCGGTAGCAATACCTGATATATTAACGTTACTTACAGCTCCATACAGAGTACCTGTTACTAGGCTGCTATCCGTAGAATTACCTGCACCACTTACTTGCATAGGAAGAGGTATCGGTCCTATGAATACATTTGCGATAGGTAAATCCAATCCAGCTGGGCTAGTGGATCCACTTAATGAACTATAATCACTTGTACTAAAAAGAGAACTCCAATAAGGATAAAGATCTATAGATGTATTTGAAGTACTTGATTCACCGTTCGGTGCTAAAGGTGATCGATTAGTTATAAATCTAATCAAACCACTACCTGTTACAACTCTACCAACCCTCATCCATTGATATCTATATTGAAAGCCAACTGGAATCTTAGGCGTTAGACCAGCGGTAGTCCATGCAGCTACACTAGGTTGAATATCTGCATTTTGGTATAAGTCAACAGTACTTGACCACCCCTGTGAGCCACTCATAAATGTCTGTTCTTGGATAGTAGGGCCGCTATATGCACCACCAAACTTGGAGATATAATGATCTCCTACATAATCACCCCAAACCTTAAACGTTTGTCTATGTCTATATTGATCTCCTACATTAACACCACCATAAGGACCGTCAGGTACCGGGCTTTGCGGCCAGTTCTGGAAAGCTGAAGTCTTTGTTAGAGTTAAGCCTTGGTTAAGAGTAAGCCCTGCAACGAGTGCGCTTCCAGTACCTCCTGTCGAATTAAAGTTTCCTCTATTATAACCAATACCATATAAATGAGTTGTACCGCTTACATTATTTCCACCTTTGTTAGCAGATGCACCAAATTCGTCTTGGTTTAAACCAATAGTTACACCACTACTAGTCTCTCCTGCGTTACTAATTCTAGTGCTTACTGTATCAGCAGTACCCCATATTCTTACAGATGACTTCATAGGAGCTATGTTCGGGAATGGGAGATTTGGCATCGTGGCAGATGCGTTGTCTGGTGAGTATATCCATACTCCTCCAGCATAAGCACCGCTTGCAGTAGTACCACCATTTATATGTAATACACTCTCAGGTTCTTGTTCAATGTTTATTGCAGGACCGACGGTAGAAACCGGCGCATAAGGACCTTTTATCATTGCACCACCTGGGAATCGCTTCCATGGGTCAGAACCTGTGCCTACTTCAGCACCTAAAAGACCTAATCTTATTGTAGGATTATTAGAACCACTACCACCCGTAGGCCCATCAGATGCACTAATTACTATAGCAGGTTTATCAAAATTATTGCTTATATAGCTAGGATAGCCAAAGTATGCTGTTTTAGGTACTAGACCACTAGAGCTAGTAGAAGCTATAGTTATAACTGGGGTTGGTTCTACTGCAGTTCCTGTATCTACTGATATTTTAATATTACCACCAAGTCCTCCAGAATCAGGTCCTGTTGATAATGATAAATCTTGTCCTTTGCTACGAAGAGATAAGTACCCAGATCCATTTGCACCAGAATCTATATCAATACCACCTCCTAAGCCAGGATTTAATGCATTAAGATTTATATTACCTGCGCCCATACCACTACTACTATCGGTAACCAAGTTAATAGCCTTTGCGGTTTGGTATGTAGACAATGGATTATATACAGCTCCATAACCTGCTGCTATTGTTACACCTAATTGATCATTAGTTAGCGTAGAAATTAATGCGCCGGTTGTATTTACACCATCATAATCATTTCCAATTACTACCCCTCCGGCACCACCACCATTAAGATATGCGCCGTCATCGCCTATTAATCTAATTAATGCACCCTCACTCTTAATTGTTGCATTTAGATTAGATCGTAATAATATAAATTCAGTTGCATCGACTTGGATTATACTCGACTCTATTAAAGTAATACCATCATAAATTCCTGAAATCGCACCTGGTAACAAAATATTACCACCACTCTGTATTCGATTAGCAGCACCTGCCCCAATACTAACAAAATTTAATTTAGCACCGTTACCACCTGCCATTGTGTTCAATTCAATATTTAAATCCGATGTTTCAATTCCACCACCGATACTAGTACCACCACCTTTAACACCTGTTGTTAAATCAATCGACAAACCAGCTCTCAGATTTAATCCTCGTTCTGATGCGTTTAATTTTATACCGTAAGTGTCAGTAATACTTCCTGGAGCAGTAGCAGTTTTTCTTGTAGTTAGAAGTAATGAATCATCTGGCGCTAATTGAATTCCTGCTAATAAAGTTGGATCGTCTTGTTCAAAGTTGTCACCTATACCAGTTTCACCACCCATGAACTTGATTGCGCTTACACCACTATCTTGTTGATGTACTAACATTGACATTACCGTAGTATCAACATTACCAGCCATATCAGTACTTAAATTAAACTTGGCATTAAACCCAGCTTGACCAAAAGCAATATCGGTCGGTGAAATAGCACCTATTACTACCGATGATAATCCACCATTTCCTGATGTAGCACCTGATGTACCACCAATTATTGCAGGGTACAAAGCATTTTGATATGCTTGTACATAAGTACCTAGTGGATTATTACCAAATGAATCCCATCCAATGGATACACCAGCAGGTCCTTGTGGACCAGTTAAGTTAGTATTTGTAATGCCCCAATTAACGCCATCATATTCCCATACTTGACCATTGGCTTGTAAGTAAAAATCATTATCTAATAAATTAGGTGAAACAATAATCGTATTAGGATCAGTTCCTGGGCTAACTGTAAGGTCTTGATACCATTCAGTTCCTCTTTCACCACGCCCACCAATAGGACCAGGTAAACCTTGTGGCCCAAATGGACCAGGTGCCCCTCCTCCATTTAAAATAAGTTGATCAAAATTAAAATTTACTTTATCAACGAATTGAGAAATAGTATCTGAGGCTAATATTTCTTGTATGGTAATTGCCATCGTATTCTTATTTTTTAACTATAGTAACACTAAATCCAAACGATTCAGTAAAACCTGTCCTTTTGTTATATATTAGGCTAAGATCAAATGGATTATTATTTATTAATCTTGACCCAACCGCTGTGTTTATACTTAATCCAGCAGCGGACTTTTCTACGTTTGTTAATGATGCAGTAGAATAATCAATAGGGCTGTTATCCCTTGTGCTTTTTACATAAAAATCTATATTACCTACTTTATATAATTGTAGTATATTTTGAGTAATATATCTTATTACATCATCGTCAATAGTATCTAAATTACCGAAACTAAATTCAGGCTTTATGTATTTTACAAACTGTTCTTTAATAGGGTTAAATAAAAATTCAATTAATCTTTTCTGTATAAAATTAAAAAATTTAATTGATGTATCATTTTCACTAGTCATAAATGTACCTTCTATTAATGAAGGCTGGTTTATAGCACCTTTTACGAATGGTGAGTATTCAAATGTTTCTAACTCAATTTGCTCAGGTACTTTTAAATATTTAGAACCAAAAAATGATTTCTTTTCTGTCATTGCTCTGGTACCAATAACAGATTCTACTTGAGATTTATCTATACTCTTCCTAAAGTAAGACGGCTCCCAGTTCGACGCAAATGCGTAAAAGTTTCTGTTAGCAATTCCTACTTCATTAATTAAAGGGTATAAACTTAAGAATGCACTGTCAATAGAAAGCTCTAATACAGTAGACGGATCTTCTTCATTAACTTTATGATAAAATAAATTCTTTATTTGCCCAAAGTTACTAACATCACTAGAATTAAATTGAGTGTTTGTATATCTACATAGTTCTAATACTTTCTCTTTATATATAGCATCTTCTGGTATAGGTGGACTAAAATCAACATTAAGATAAGGGTCTCTAAAATATAAAATATCTAGCGCAGTTGGTTGATAATAACCTGCATGCCTTCCTATTGGGGTTATCCTAGGTTTTGTTTGTAGCGAAAGACCATAACCAATAATATCCGTTAAGTTAAATACAGTAGGTTTAGCAGGATCAGGTAATGCCCCAATATAAACAGATTTTAAAATATCCTCTTGTGACCTTAATTCAATAGCAAACGTTTGTGCAATGTTTCCATCAGAATCCAATATACGATTACCGTCTTTATCAATAGTTTCATAAATTATAGATGGATCTCCTAAATTAACATTATTAAAAAGTGTAGCAGAACCAACATCGGTTAATCTAGTAGAATAAGCATCAAACCCACCACCAAGAGTAGTATATGAAGTTTGTACTAAAGATGATGTTGTTGGTATACCACCACCAGGGAAATACTGCACGCCATTTTTTGTTAGAGTAGATGCATAAAATTCAGTGTTAGATACTACTCTTACTATATCACTTATTTGAAATTGGTCTACTCCTATTGTAAATTGTATCGTGTTAAATAAACCATCGCTACCTCTCCTAATGTCAGTTAAAAATCTAGTAGCATTACCATTTATATCAGGAATACCTTTTATAAGATATGCATTAATACTAGGTTCAAACTGCGCAGCATTTAAAGCAATGGCCCCATTTAAAAAACCCTTTGTATAAATATATTCATTTGTTACTGCATCTATTTCAGGTTTACATTCATTAGTTAGCGGAGGTGTGCTTTGTGTTACATATTCATTTCTTAAAGAATATAACGCAGTTCTATCAATAATTTGTTCACCGTTATTAAAACATGCATTATCTAAAGTTAAAAAGATCATCATTACAACAGTCTTCCACTTTTCATTTTTTACAAATTTTATTTGTGTAGTAGGTTTATCTGGTGCGTTAGGTATAAGCATTACAGAAAATCTATAATCATTAAAACTACCATCAGTGAGATATTTTAATGACCTAGCATTAAAGTTAGGTTTATCTTTAGGATTAGCTTTTGATTTTGCTATAACTCTAACACCTCTTAAAAAGGCTTCTGAAAAATTCTTTTCATCCCCACCGCTAAATCTACCATATCTAAGTTGTCTATCTATTAAATTAATAACTCCACCCGTAACAAATTTATCAATAATAAAATAATCATTAAAATAATCTTTATTAACTTTTTGAAAAGTACCTGGTGTATAAACAGCTCCTGTTATAGGATTAGCTTCAATAGTATCAGATGGTGCATAATCAATATAACTCCAAGAGCTCTTAATTGCTTCATTACCAAAATATTCAGGAAATTCACATAAGTAATACCACTCATGAGTAAACCCTTGTGCTATTTGGCCTACTTCCCATTTAGATGGTGCAAAATTATTTTGGCCAAATGCCTCATTGACATTCAAGCTATACGGTAAATTTCTAACATTTTTACCATCATTTACCCAAGACCATTTATTTATGTAAGGAATGATCCTAGAAGCTGTTGCTTGTTGTATTAGGTAATTTTCCTCAAGCCTATCGTATTCGGATTTTATAACAGTATCAAAAGTTTCGTCAGGTGATGCGTCTTTTAACAATCCTATTAACCTAGCAAAACCACCATCATCATAAAATGCTCTAATTTCCGGGTTAGCACTAACGTTAGTATAAACACCATCATCACTTGTTTGATTATAATTCATAAACTCGAAATTAAGTTCACCTAATTTACTATACATAGTACTATAAAAATCATAATCAAAATCTTTAATAGGAAATATTGAAAATCTACCGAACGATGATCTATAATCAGAATATAGTGCAACCTGACCACTGCGGGTAATATTTATTTGATCGTCATTAAGTGTTATTATTACATTTTCGTCTACACCTTCATAGCCTATAATTTTACCAACTTTGTTTCTTATAGGATTATCCAGATAAGGTACCCAATCACCAATTTGAGCAAACCCATCTTTAGATTGTATCCAATTACCTTTTATGAATCTATTCTGATCACCGTTTGTAACTTTAAGTAAAGATCCTTTTACATCATTTCCTCCTACAAAGTTTTTAGTGTCTTCTGCTACTGACGATAAAGGATATGTTAAAATTGAGTTTACCATTAATGGATAATCTACAAAATCCATCTTAAAGCTTAGTCTATTAAATCTATCTCCAGCAAATCTTGATTGAACAAAAACAGTACCGTTGTTATAAGAAGCTTCAAAAAATCTAGATTCTAGAGGTATACCAATATTGATAGCAGATGTAATAGCTTTAGCAATTTCTTCGGGTGTACCGTTAGGATTAAAAAATTGAAACTTACTCTTGCCTGGTTCAGGTACCTCTATTGAACTAGCACCTATTTGGCCTACTTCATTAATACCATCATAAAAGGTAATTCTAAACCCATCAGTTAATTCATCTAATATATCAAACTTACATGTGGCTTTACCCTGCTGTGGTAAGATTTGTGCATTAGCATAGGTATCAGGGTATTTAAATCCAGCAAGAACTGAAATGTCAATTTTAGTGTCAAAAATTCTTATTTCGTTATTACCCCATAACGAGCCTTTTTTAACTGTATGGAAACTATTATTCTTATCCTTAATATAAAATATTGATTCTACTTCATTCACCCTCTGTGGTGTAGGTAACCCTGTAATAGTTGTAGTTTTGGCAGGATCTAAATAAATAAGCATACCGTTAGTGTTTGTCATTTCAAACGGTGTATTAAGTTGCTCGGATACTTCAGTTATTGTTTTAATTTTAGGTAACTGAGTTTTTTCTGTATTTTTATAAAAACCTTCACCTGATATATCAAACAACCCTTCTTCTATTTCGTTTACATATAAACCAAAATAGCGATTAATAGAATAATCAGGAGCATCTGCATCAGAAAACAAAAATTCTAAATTTACTAAGTTAGCCAATAGTACACCGTTTCTCTGAAATCCTTCAGTAAAGAAGGACTCATTTTGTATTATTGTAGCATCCTTTGTTATTAAATCATTATATGCAAAACTACCATTTGCTGTAAATCCGCCCTTTGCATAATTAATACCTGCCCACTGTAAAGGTTCGTCATTTCTCCATGAAATATTTAAAGGTGTTTCTGGAAAAGATTCTTGGTTTCTGTAGTTTCTTATATAGGAACCCAATAAACTATTACTGCTTAAATCAAATGTTTTGATTGCAGTGCAATTCTCAAGAACATTTTTTGTAAATGCAGTAGATGTTTGTGCGTCTAAATAATTAGTATTTTCTAAAGATTCATTTATATTGTTTACCGCTGCTGGGTTGTCTATTCTAAATATTACAAAATTATTAGGAATCTGTTCATTTAACCAAAGCGGTGATAACATCCCTAAGTTTTCAGAATATGCTTCTGAGGCAACTGACCTTGTACCAGCAGAATAAAACATTTCATACTGGTTTTGGTATTGTGAAAGAACTGATATATCTTGAAATTCTTGAAATACTTCATATGCTAAGTCTTTTGGAAATTTACCACCTTGAAAAAATTTAAAAACATCTCTATCATAAGTATCATCACCACTTACTTTAAACGCTTTAAATGTAGATGAAGCTAGCTGAGTATTTGCACTAAAAGATTCTAAGTATATGTTATCACCATTACTAACTATCTTAACATTACCTGTTAATTTAGGATTTGTTCTAATTATACCATAAGAAGCCTTGTCTAAAAGTTTTTCAGCCATTTATCTTTCTCTTTTTTTATTTATTCACCAAAGATAAAGATAAAATAAATTAAGAATGTTATTAACCTATTGGTCCAGCACCACCGTTAACATTAGCAAGTTGTATCCTAGAAACTCTTGTTTGATTTACTGAAGGGTTTAATCCTGCTACTACTTTTTCTAAATCGTTTAATCCTTTAGTTACTGTCTGCGATGGGAATACATCTATATTTAAATTATCCGATCTGTATTTAGCAAAAACCTCAATGTCATACTGGAATACACTTTGATTATTAGGGTATAAATCGAAACCAAGCTTCTTGGTGTATGTTACGTTTACAGTAGCTCCAGTAGAATCACCTGCAATATTACCTATACCTCCAGATGAACCAGCTCCTGTACCAAAATAGTCTGTCATTCTATACTGAAATACTAAAGGTATATTAATAGAATTTTGCTGACCAAATTGTACAACCTCTTCAGATTGAACCGAGTCTCCATCTACTTGAATATTTTGATGGGTATCGGTCGATACAAATAAATAAGAACCACATGATTGCTTACCTAATAAATATTGGTCAAAACTATCAAATGCAGTTTTTACATTTCTTTCATACCCATCACCACCATTAGTAAGATCTGGATTTAATGTAGCATTAGATAAATTAGGTACGGCTACTAATGATGGGCTAGCGGCTAGTGATGTATTATTAGCATCATTAAAAGTAACAGGTTCAGTTAAACCTAATGCAATAAGATCTACTGCATTTTCATTTAAATATATTGATTGTTGTTTACCATAGCTTTCATCTGATTGCAAAGGTATAAACTTTGATTGTCTAAATAAAACATTAGCGGTTCCTGCACCAGATGTTGCAGATGCACTAGTACAATCAATAGCACCTACCTGCACTTCCGGTAAAGTTGCATTAACACCACCTAAGGTATCACCTGTTTGTAAAATATAATTTGATCTAAATGCAGCATAACTTTTAACATATGGGTGTTCAGTATGTACATCAATTACATCATCATTACCTGCTACATAACCGCTAGTAGTAAAAGGTGCTCCTGTTGCATCAAATCCACCTCCCCAGAAAAAGTCAGTTGCTAAAGCTGTATTTGAAGATGCATTTCTACCATAAAAATTTTCTGCTTGGTCTAGGTTTACAATAAAGTCACCATCAGGGTTTCTATAACTATAAAAGTTATCTTCTGATGAAACATCACTAAATCTACTATATAAGAATTGGTTTTTATTTTGTGCTGATTGATATGGTGCAATAGAAACATCCTGCCCAAATCTCCATGAATTACTCGTAGCCGGGTTAGTTAATAAGATTGGGGTTAAATCATATTTTCTAATTGTATTATAATCAGCATCATCAGCCGTGTATGTATTAATACCTGAGCTTTGGTTTATTGAACTATTATCTAGCCATGAATATGTTGCAGGCAAAATGGTAGCGCCATTAGTAACATCTGCATTAGTGAGATATGGGCTTATTGGCGGATTTTCAGATTGCTTAACCATTCTAGTTCTATTACCTGCAATCCTAGCTATTAATCTTAGTCCAGTTTGTGCAGTGTTTGCAATATTAATAAAGAAAGTTTTTGATATAATTGCACCTCTAGGATCATCTAAGTTAGCGACCTCTTGTGAATAAAATCCAGCAAAAATACTTGTTGTTGCATTTCTATTAAGATTTGTAACATTACCTTGATCATCTACCAAAGTAGTTTGTAATTCACCTTGTGCAGATTGTAAAATCTCAGAAAACAAATCTAACTGATTTTGCATTTCCGTTAACTTAGTAAATAAATCAATAGGCGTCTGATTCTCAGATAAAAACCCAGATGCAATAACCGGAGATGAATGTGCATAATATGTTTCATTAGCAGTAAATGAACTACTTAAATGTTCTTGTATACCCAGTTCATTTAAATCTTGTTCTAAAGAAACTTTTGCTAAGTCTTGTTGATTTTGGTTTATGATTGCTTCAGTAGCATTATCAGAGCTAAGATCTGCAGGAAATGGAATTATAGCAGCGATTGACCAATCACTCTCTAATGGGTTAGATGGCCATCCAGCCTCACTTATAGATTTAACTTGTACTTCAACCTGTTCACCTTTTCTTATAGGTATATCTAGTTGATTAATATTTACTGACTCTGCATTATCGGAGTCAATAGGTACCCATTGATAAACACCAGTTAAAGAATTTTTAACCCTAGGTCTTAGTGTACTTTCTATTATTGAATAATTTGAAAACGCGCCTTGTGATGTACCTGAACCGTCTTGAAATTCAAATTGATTAACAGGATTTGCCACACCGTCATTAGATAAATAACGATATCTTATTTTAAATTTAACAATAGACTGTGGCCCTGTTGCTGGGGTAGATTTTTCTAATGGCATTGACCAAAAACCTCTTACTCTATATTTAGGTGCAATGCTTGATACAGAATTATCTTTCGCTTTTGCATCTATCTCTTTTACAACAGATGAGTATAATTCAGCCTGAGAAGATCTTTCTGTAATTAAACCTTGTAATGCATTCTTGTCAGCATCTCTTTCTACTTCAGTAGAATAATTAGTGGTTTGTATTTTAGTTCTACTTTGCTGAATCGCCACATCGAGTTCCTTTAAGGTAGACTCAATAGTATTCTTTTGATTATTTAAATCAGTAAGTTCAATTATAGCAGGTGAATCGCTTACTTGTGCATTAATTAATTTAACACCAAAATCTTCAGTATTTATTGTAGGTGAATTAGGCTTAATTCCTTCTCTTGTTGTTGGGATTTTATCATCCGCAAAAGAAAGTAACATTGATCCAAAATCAATTGCACTCTGCTGATAATATTCTGCTAATGTTTGACTAGAGCCGGCTGCATTAATAGTAGTAAGTGTATTTGTATAAAACGAACTACCTGGTGACCAATTTACTGAAGGTATTTTAGAATTAGGATCTATTGGTTTTACAAAAGTAACACATCTTTCATTAAATCCTACAGTAACATCTACTTGTACATTGTCTTCTACTGATGATGCGATTTTTAGCATATCAGAACCAATTAAAACAGGATCAGATCCTTCAACTAATTCTAAGATAACTGTATTTGTGCTAGAATCTAATTTAGTAACTTTATATCTTGTACTAATAGGATCGCTAATTACTTCAAGACTATCACCAACTGCTAGCTGAATAGTATCACCAAAATTTGCCTCAGAGTCAGTATAAAAAATCTTATTTAATTTATATTGCTTTTTTTGTGATACTACAGTAACACCATTTACTTCTTCCGTAACAGTAGCATCCGATATTCTAAGTACACTAAAATTACCAGTATATCTTTTGGACCTAGGCGGTAAATCAACAACTGCTTCATCTAATACATATGATATATTTCTTTCTACGATTTGTTGTAAAAAAGTAGTGTAATTTATATCTGATCGCCCTTCATAATTACTATTAAAATAATTAATCTTAGATTGCGTGTTAGTATTAAGTATGTATCTTCTTATGATTGCTCTTTCAGTATCAATAGGTACTTGGCCAGTTAAATCAAAAGATACATATAATAGAGGATTTATTAATTCTTCAAAAAACCAATTAGGCTTTACATTAAATCTCTCTACTGTATTAATGCTAGATAAATCACTAGCCTCAACAGGTAACTGTGCCAATACTAACTTTCTAAATGTACCATCAGATAACCTTATAGAACTATTTGATCCATTTACATTTGTAATTGTATTAAGATTATTATCTAATCTATCTATTGAATTTTTAAGAAAGCCAAAACTTGGAATAGTAACTCTAGAATTTGTACCGTTATCATTTTGAATATTAATTGTAACAGATTCATTACTTGAAGTTATGGCCTGATTAACCTTTTCAAAACTCTCTAAAGAATTATTAAATAACCTTAGAAGCTCAGGTAAAAGTGTTGATATTGAATTATTTTCAGCCATTAGTTATGCTTTCTTTTATTATTTATTTAATTACGTCATACACAAAATTTAAGATGCCTTGTTCTGTGCATATAAATTCTATGATAGGTTTTTGTGATATATCTATATTTGTTATAACACCCATAGAAACTCCAAATGAACCAGTATTTAATCTACTTTGTGCATCTGTCCAAACTCTGATATTTCTTGAACCTATATTTAGATTATTATTAAATACCAATCTTAAAGTTTGTCCCGTTGACCATTGTATGTCAGTATCATCTATATAAACATTTAAATCTCCACCTGCTTCATTAACAGTATCTAATCTTAGCATATTTGTATAAATCCTAAGGTCTGAAAATACTTGCGGTGTCGCTTGGTTTAAATTAAGAGGATTAGATGTAGTAATTTCTAATTGATCTTTGTCAAAGGGAACCATCAAATTATATTCTTGGTTTGCTAATGAAATGGTTATAAGGTTTGGTGTATTGGTATCTACATTTATTCCTGTGCCTTGTCTAATTACATTAGTGTTATATTGTAATGTAATAGGAACATTTCCATTTGCCAATCCTTGGATTTCATCAGAGTTCTTAGCTATTAAATCAAGCAGAACAGTATCATTAGCAAAAGCAAGATTGGCATTATCCAATTGTCTTTGTATACTGTTAAGTTGTGCTTGTAATGAAGTAACATCAGAAACATTTGTTATCTGATTTTCTAATGACTGTACTTTTTGATCCAGTTCAGAAATTTCTAATTGTTGGGTCTGAAATATTTTTGCTGATTCTTGAAGTTGTGCAGTCGCTTCACTGAAGAGCTGCATTGAAAATGTATTATAGTCATTGACAATTGTATCGATACCGGCCGTTCCTGGTGAAGCATCAAATCGTAAATTGATTTTAAATCCATAACTGTTTCCATTCTGTCCTGTAACTTTATTAGGTTTATATTTTGGGTATCTTTGGATATAACCACCATCAGTTGTAGGTGTTATGTTATCTACTAATAAAATACCGTAAAGGTTAGTAACAGTATTTGCTGTGTTACTAGTGTCTACTAAATCGTAATAAACCAATACCGCATTAAATTCAAATGTACTTGCTAAATCAGTTCCATTAAATTGAGGTATTGTTGCAATTGTTGGATCTGTTATAATCTGCTCATAATCGTTAGGTGTAAAATCTACAGAAATACCATCTAACTGAGACCTAACATAAGCAGAGCCATTAAATCCAACGGGATTATTATAATCACTAGGATATTTTTGTATATCAACACTGATTGGTGATGTGAATGTTATAGGCTCGGTAAAATAAGAATCTAATGATGTTGGCGGCGTAGGTTCATTCATCCAATTTGCATTAGAATCCGTATACCCACCTGAGTTTAAACCTAGCAAAGGTTGATCATAATCATAAAATGCATTTATGCTTAATCCTTGTGGTTGTATTGTACTAGCATTACGCCCTAAGATAAATTCGTCTTTACCCTGTATTCTTAAACTTGGTTGATAGTTTGCATCAGATATAGAATCAAATAAAATAGTTGGTGTTCCACCTACTTCAGTTGGTACATTAATATAAAGTTCTGTATAAGCTTCACCTGCTTTATCTACATTATTAACAATATCAATATCGCCTACATATTGTACAACCTTTCTATATTGCCTTGCTCCTGTTTTAATCTCATCTTCTTCAACAAACAAAGGCCTTGAAACTCCAGGATTTTTTTCAAGATTAGTAGCAGCACGAAATCGCATTGCACCAGTCTCTTTCATCCATTTAAAAAATACTCTTTCGGCAACAGATCTCTGTATTGTATTATCATAAGAAGCATCACTAATAATTAATTCTTCTAAGTTCAGCGCGTAATTCTGAAGACTTTCTGTAAAATTAACATTAGGATCACCTTTTAATCCACCACTAAGAATCATACCATCAATGGTATCAAACTGCATATAGTTTTCGTAATTACTAAATGTGTTTGGGTCTAGCTTATCAAAGTCAGGAATATTTAAAAGCACAAACTTAGAAAAGACCAGTTTGAGCTCATCATTATTGAGTGTCTTAGACAAATCTCTCGCAGAGGAAGAGAAGGTATAAAATGTACCCCCATCAGCTTGCGGTGTTTTAATTAAAGGCGTAGTTGCCATGTATTACTTTTTCTTTTTAATTATTATGATAATGTATATGCATCACCCCCTACAATAAACCATACTCCGTTTCCGGTTCCATCGTCAACACATAGTAAATGAACAGTCTGCCCCTGTGCAGCTAAATCTATATTTGTATTACCCCCACTTAATACAAGTGGTGTAACTGCTCCAGTAATTCTTACTGTACCAGTTTGTGCTTGTGAATATACAAAAAAGATTTCCTGACCAATTGCACCATCATTTAGTGAAAGTGTTACAATGTTTGCTACATCACTATTACCAACACGCTCTGTTGTATATGGTGGTATAGCTGTACTTGTACCTACTGCTATATTATAAGGTACTGCACCTGCAAAAATATCATCTAATGTTTGTGGGTCTATGTCATTTCTAAATAACCCTCCACCATTTAAGTTTAAATTACCTGTCATATTAACATTAGTTAATACATCAAACGTAGATGCATTAATATCTAATAATACAGTAGATAAACCAACCCTTAGTGACTCTGTCTTCAGATCATTAAGATTGGTAATAGTACCTGCAGTAGGGTTAAAATAAACCTCCATTGCATTAATTTCACTGGTCACTATATTGAAATTATCATTCAATACTAACCTGGATCCGGATAATGAATCTGTTCCGAGAATTTCTGTTACGCTAATTGCCATTTCTTTTCTTTATTTAATTACTAGGATATTTCTTCCCTTTTTATATTTATTCCCATTCGTATCTGTAAGTTCAAGGGTAATCTCGTATTTACCAGATTCCTTAAACAGATATGTTAAGTATTTACTCTCAAAATATATATCAGCTATGTTTGAGTTAGTTGTATTCTTAATAATCCACCTAGGATTAGTTTTACCTGGAATCTTGCATTTATCATAAACAAACATTAACCAAGTCATTTTAGGTAATGTTTTACCGTTGTTTACAAACTTAGCTGTATTCCATGTAGGGTTGCTTGCTTTGCTTAACCCTTTTCTATAAATCAAACTCGGGCAGCCAGTTGAACCTGTCGAAAAAGGTGAACCTGTTACTCCAGTACTCGGACATACTCTATCACCGTTAGCATATACGATATCAAGATATACCCAATCACCATGTACCCCAAAATATCTACAGACGGCTTGTATAAATTTTTGATTACTACTTGCGTCATAAACTACATTATAAACATACTTATTAATAATTCTATTGGTACTAATATTTAAACTAGCAGCTGCATCAGCCAATGTGTTAATTGATAAGTCAAAATAATGCTCGGCCGTTTCACCATTAACATCAGTTATTTTAAGATATGTTTCAGGCACAACTTCTTGGAATTGAAAAAATGCAGGTGTATCACCAGTAGTACTAGTCATATCCCACCATAAATGATAAGTGTCATTCCAACCACCGGTGGTTAAATTCTCCCACCTATATGGGCTAGAAAAACTAGCTTTACCATCATCTTGAAAATTTAATAACTGAAAGTCAGGTGATGTACCTAAACCAAAATTATTTAATATTGCATTTACTCTATCTAACGATGCATATAAGCTAGGAGTCTCTTGATCCCATGTTACATCAGGGGTAATAGGTAAATTCCATAAAGATCCATAATTGTTCCAATCGTAAGATCCTTCGCTTGACCAAGTATAATTTAATTTCCTTGCTTGATACCAACCAGAGTATTCAACTTCTCTATTTTCTACACAAATAAAATCAGTCTTAACATTTGACGATATATTATTGTATAAGTCATATAGCTTCATTTCTACACTATATACTCCTACGTATGGTAATATTATAGGTAAATTATTATACTGTGCAATAGGACCTCTTATTTTCTTGTAGTAAGAAGGTGAAACATCTGTAGCATCTTTATATATGGTCCACTCTATTTCATCAAAATTACCTCTTTCTATACCATCCCAGGTAAATAAAGTTTCTCCTGGTAATTGGTTAAATAATAATTGACTTCCTACTGAAGATTGACATGAAACATTTAATCTATCGACATTCTGCCCAAATAATCTAATCACCTCACCCGTAGAAATAGTTTCTTTACTAATATCCCAAAATAACCAAGGGTCTGTAAATGATGACTTTAATAATGCTAACTGGTTATAGAGAGCATCCCTAACCTCAACATCAGTATCACCGACTACAGCAGTGTAACTAGCGCCTGTTCCTGTAGCAGGATCAGTAACAGAAAATACATCACCTACGAATACTCCTTGTGGATCAATGTCAAATGTAAAGAATGTATTTGCATCGTTTAATTGATTCCATGTAGAGTTTACATTATCCCATGTTATATTTTTAAATGAATCATTCTTTAAAACAGTCATTGCCCCAACTGGTATATCCGGCTTGTCAGGTAAATAATACGAAGACTCACCATCAGGCCACGCACCAACCTTATTTAATTTTGGCGCATACCTAGTAAAATAAGCTAAAAACGCATCTGCTAAATCTGAAACTTTAAAATCATTACCATTTTGTATATTACCTAGAGGGCTATTAGGATCTGGTCCAATTGGAGCCGGAGGATAATTATAAGAACCTGACACAGGACCAACTACTAAATTTCTACCAATATTCTGAGCCGATGCAAGTGGTGCTATATATGCATTACAATAATTTATTATAGCTTGGTTAACTATAGCCTCCGATGCTAAACAAAATTGGCTAAATGATCTAAGATCTTCCATGTAAATACAATCATCGGTAGAAAGTTTAAAGTTAGTATCTATACCTGCTACAATTTCTCTCTTATCATTTCTACTTATTGTATTAACTACTTCTAATAAACCAAAAAAGTCAGCCTCACCTGTGATATCTTTAATCCTAGCATTAAGAGGTAAAAATTCGCTTTCTAATTTTCTTTTTAAACCAAATAACTTTATTAAAATTTCTTCAATAGTAAAATCAAAATTTTCTTCAGTTATAGGTAATGACTCTTCATCAAACTTATCAGGTACTATATTATTAATTCTATAAACTAAACTAAATAAACTTGTTTTTCTAAATCTTTTATTAGGTAGTGTTATTGATTTGTCATTTAATTGAACCGTTGGGTTAAATATATCAATACTATTACTCATAATATATTTACCGAACTGTGGAGAGTTAGCATCAACATTTCTCCAAAATTCTTTAACATCTAATTTATCATAACCAAAGAATTTAATTGCATTAACTAATCCTTTGTAAGAACCTATGAAAGGGTAAATATTAGAACCTTCTAACATGATCTCCTTTCTCTTTAAATTTACTTCTTCAAAGTTAGGTAGAATTTCTTTAATATTAGTATCTCTAAATACACTACTATCTGATTCTAAAATATTATACCCCATATTTTGAGTCATAACCTTTAACCTTTCATCCTCACCAACAGTTTCTCCCCAAAATAATATTTCAGCTATAATGTTACCAGTACAATCATCTTTAATAAATAAAGTCCTCTTAAACGTATTTTCTACTTCAGATCTTATTGCAACATTAATTTGTAATGCCTCTGATGTAATTTGATCAGTGATTAAAAATCCTTCAGGACTAACTATATAATTAGGATCGCTATCTAACGGTATCTCTACTTCAGATACTATTTTTAAAGGTGGTCCATCTGGTTCTATCTCTAACGAAGTCTGAGTACCTGTATCAAAATTCATATCAAACTGAAACAAGAATATCTCAGTAGGATCTGATGTTTCCCATTCAGCAACCCAATTACATATACCATTAGTTGATCCAGTTGTACCAGTAGCAACCTCAAGACCATGTGGAAATCCAAATTGTTTTGTATTAGTATTCGAATTAATAAATTCTTGTAAAATAAATAATTGTCCAACTTCAAATAAACCAATAGAAACTTCAGGCAAATAAACATTTCCCGTCCACTTATCTTGATCTTTATCATAATCAAGGTTTAAGTATTTTCCATTCTTATCAAAGAAGTTTAAATATTGCCAATTATTAGCCATCTTAATTTATTTTTTGATAATCTTTAGGTACACCAAAATTATAGTATATTCTTAGATACTTTACTTTATTAATCCAGAAAGTCATTATAGGTTTTAAATACTCATCTAAGAATATTCCAAGTCTTTCATTTCTAAACATATAATTAGAAAAAGAATTTCTCATTAAGTTTTCATTATAATCATTACCTAGGTTTTTTAATTCCCACCCCTCTTCATATGTAGCTTTATATACACTTGGCATACCAGTACGTCTTTCTGTAAATTTATTCATATTAATTTCCTTGTATTGCTTTTAACGTTGGGTTATCTTTTAACCTACCTGTATTAGTACTTCTAGAATTTTTTGATGTTGCTATTGTAGTACCTCTATTTCTTTTTAAGTTATTAAATTTAGCCTGTTGTGTTTTATTATATAAGTTATTTGGAATAGTACCTTTAAAGAATATGTTTAAAGAACTGATAGCATTTTTATTAGGGGTCTCTTCATAATAAGTACCGTTCCTATCATCCCAACCACCTCTTATTATTGCTAATTCTTCTGGTCCAATTACAACATCACCAAAGCTATCTAAACCTAACTGAGGATCTTCATCAGGCCCCAAAGTAATTTTGTTAGTTTCGATAAGAACTTTTTGATCTGTGACTGGGTCAGTTCCAAAAACAGGTATTTCATAAAAACCATCTCTGATTGCTTTTTCATTTTCTTCTGATATAAAAAATACATTAACAGAATCTACACCATCTACATTTTCTATAATTGCAATTAAATCTGATCTCGGAATTCTATCTCTTCTATTTACACTTATAAAATATGTACTAAGATTTTCTCTTATCTCTGCATGAATCTCATCTTTATCAAAACCTTCAACATATCTTAAAACAATATTAAGAGCATATTTTTTAATTACAGGATCATTTATTCTAACCTCAGCTGTTACAACTTGTCGCCCACTTTCATTTAATATTTCATATACCATTTCTTTCTCATCTAAGCTTAGCGAAAATTCTTCTTGTGGAACATTAAAATAATCCAAATCACTTGTTATCTTTTTTGCCACATCTGGTATTAAGAATAAGTATATAATATTATCATCATCTAAGTATTGATCATTTTTAGTATTATATGCATCTACAAAAGAAAAGAAATCATATTTACTTAAATAGTAAATATAATTGTTAGGATTAGCTAAAACAAATGAATTACTCTGATATGGCGCAATAAGCCTAGTAAACTCAGGATCTTCACTATTAGAACCAAACATTGGATTTCTTACAATATTTATTGCCAATACCTGATCCAAGTCAACTTCATTACCTTGTGCGTCTGTTGCAGGATCTTTAAATTTAATATCTAAATTACTACCACCAATGTTACCAGCAGAACCTCTAGTCTTTACATAAGTAACTCTAATAATTGATCCTAGTGCAGGTGGTTGGCCAAACTGATTATTTCCAAAAAATACTGTTAACCCACCATTAACGCTTGTCTTTACTAAAGCAGCCTCATCTCCGTTGTTCATATCATATAGTGAATCTACATTTCTCCATAGCTTGCCATCAACCACTACATTAACCATATATTGATCAGTAGGTTCTTTTGTAGTTAAATTATAACTTTGCAATGCTTCACCAGTTCCAGTAAAAGTTTGATCTTCAATTTCTCCTTGAATTAATTCTACATTTACAAATGCAGTTGTAGTTTTCTCTAATCTAATATAATCGCTATCAAATTTTAAAAAATAAGATAAACTATTTTGACCTACCTCTAATGCAATGTAATTTTGTATTTGTACATAATCACCTTCCACTAATGATGATGCTGATGTATTAAGTCTTAATCCTAATATACCTTGTGCTGATATTCCTCTAGTTGGATCATGCCCTGTTAATCTAGATAAACCATATATGGATTCAATGTTTCTTGCTCTACTTATATTAAGCTCGGTAGCAACAGCCTCAATATAAAATAAAATAAGTTCACCTAAGTTAGAAACAACTGTAAGTATCTGTCCAAATGGAGATGCAGGTGTAAATACTTCACCGGCTTGTTCATACTGTCTTTGTAGGTACTCAAATGCATCAAAGAATAACTCTGTTGCTTTAATTCTGGTTTTACTAAAAAATGACATTAACTATTTTATTTTATTTTAAAACAAAGCACCAATTACTCTTCGCTCATCTATGTAAATATCTACAAGGCAACCATTTCTTTCTGCTGTACTATAAAACTGTACTCTAACATCAACACCAAATTGGGAGCTGCTGCTATTAGAACAGTATGTTTGAATCTGTGTACTGATCCTCTGAGCAATAACTGATTCATTTAATACTAACGAAAAGATAAGGTCATCTAAGTTACATCCCATATTAGGTGCACCTAGAACATCTCCCTTGCGAGTAAATAAACAATTCTCTACTTTAAGAATAAGTTGCTGCAATTGATCTGTTACTTCAATTACATCATTATTATACTTAGGTGAATCTATGTCTCTACTGTATATTTCCTTTATCATTGAGAATATTATTTTATTATATATTCTCTACATTTTTTGAGGGTATTAGATTATATTTTACCCCGTGTAGAAATAGTCAACACCTTCATCACCTTTTATTTCTTCTACTATCGAATCAACCTCTTCTCGCCCTTCGCTTGAAATCAAATCATAATTAATGGTAATATTACCTGGAAGGTTAAATTGAAATGTACCTAATATTCTAGATAATTGAATTTTTGCCATACCGATACAATATCTTATAAAAGCTTCATCTTGGAAAAGATCACAATCAGGAATAGTATTATATACTTGAAAAATACATGCACCTTTATTTGGCAACTTACCCATAAATCTGAATTTCTTGGTCAGTCTATTGTAGTTATATGATATTTGTGGTTGTAATACCTGTCTTGCGTTATCAATAAATTTTTCATTAATTACATAATACATAAGTTCTTCTGATCCAATTCCTGCACCGTACACATCAGAGTAAATAAATTTATCTAATGAAAAGTCTACATCACCTGCTGAAAATGATTGACTACCAAAGCCACCATCTTCTCCTGAAAATCCATTAATCTGAAATACATCGTTGACTGCCCAAATAGTACTAGGCATTTTTACAACACCTCTAGGATTTTTTACATCATTTTCGGTTAGAGTATTTCCACCATCATTATGACTTATTCCTTGCCTAAAGTCTTTTTCGTACCATGCAGATTTAGGTAAAGCGATAAACATCTCTTCAACACTATCTTCATATATTTTATAAAAATAATCCTTTGCCCTATTTATAATATGAGCCAATTCCTTTTTTGGTACAGTAAAAGGTATTTGGCACGCAACAGTCAAATCATCATTAATTTCTTTTATGAGTGCATCTAAACATTCTTGTGCGTCTGGGTTACACCAACTTTTATTCCTAGCCATAACTTTATTTAATTTTTTCTATTTCTATCACCTCAGTATTATCACCAAACCTAGCAAGCTTTGTAGCTCTACCTTGTCTAAATATACCTCCAACCATTTCTCCACTAAAAACTCCTCTTTTGCCAAATACATAACTATCCTCACATATTACATTTCTACTAACATAAGATTCTTCTATCTTGGAATCTTCTGCAACAGTAGCCCCAAATAAGTTAGATTCAAATATTGATGAATTTTTTAAATCGCAGCTAAAAATATCACAGTTAACAATATTGCCTTGAATTATAGAATCAACTATATCAATTCCATTTATTTCAAAACATCTCATTAATTTAGCATCCTTTATCTGTATTCTTCCAGTGTCCGCGTCATAATTAATAAAGCCTTCATTCATATCAGCCTTAGTAATTAAATCAAAAATCTTTTCGCGTATTTTAGGATAATACATTTCTACAATTTGATCTGCTGTTTTTAGATCAATCATTAAATGAATATTTGGAAACTTTTCTTTAAATGAAGAATATGTTCTATAAGATTCAATAACAGTTTTATGCTTTTCTAAAATCTTATCTAAAACTTTTAGGTCAGATTCACTATATTGAGGATTAACTAAAGTCTCATATAATGAAGTAATAAAATGTTCGGTTAGTGAGAGTATAGTAGAATATCTATTTTCATAATCCTTTCCACCTAAGTATCTAAATTCAATATAACCTTTAGGTACTTTACTAAAATTAATACCATAATACTTTTCTTTGACAAACATATAGTTTTTCCAAAGATTTTTTTCTGGTGATGGTTGTGTCATACCACTTAAAGGTACAATAAACTTTATAGATTTTGCATAAACAGAATCTCTTCTGTTTGGAAAGGCTTCATATACTTTGTTTTCATCAAAGTTAAGTACAAATTTACCTATATCTAAATTAGACATATTTGTAATAGGGCCTAGCTTTTTACCATCAAACGCAAGGTTTATGTGGATAGAGCATCTTTCATTAGTAGAGCCATTTTCTCTAATCCATTTTAAAGCTTTAGCCATAACTAATTTAGCTTCAACAAATGGAAGTGGGCCGGTTACCAATTCAATCATACCGGTACCACCAGAATTATCTGGTTCTAATTTAAAAGTTTCTTCGGTTGGGGTAAAGTCACTATGAGCCTTTTCCTCTATTCTGATTTTCTTATTAAGAGCTTGTGATAAGCTATCCTTCGTGAGATCTAAATTTTCATTTGAAAAAAACTCAAATTCAAATCCGATCTTTGAAGAATGTATAGCATTAAGTTGTTCGTTAGAATACATGTAGTTCCTGATTTGTTTATATATTCCAAACCAGGATAAAGGTTATACTAAGTTCATAGTGATCTTGCGATCGCTAACATTAACACTACCAATCTTTACATTTATAATATCACCTTTACTAAGTTCAGTGTTCTTTAATTTAGTTCTATGAACAAGTCCACTTATCCCTTTTTCTAATTCGACGAACGCCCCATATTTAGTAACCTTAGTAACCTTACCTTCGGTAACCATCATAGGTTTGTATTTTTCATCGGCACCATCCCATAAATCAATCTTAGGACCAGCTTGACTCAAGATAATTTTTCTATCTGATATTATTTCTTTTGCCCAGAAATTTATTTCGTCACCAGGTTTAATATTTCTATTATCAAATAAACCTAAAGTCGATTCATCCAATTCATTTTTAGGTATTAATCCAGTAAGACATTCGTTAAACTCTGCAAAAATTCCAAACTTAGTAGCGCCAGTAACAATTCCAGTAATAGGTTCTTTAATTTCTTCTCTTAGAGTTTCAACCGCAGAAGGAATCATGGTTCTTAAATATTCTCTATGGGATACTACAATAGTTTTCTTTTCGTTTGAATATGTTATTGGCATTACTATTAATTCTTTACCTACTAACTTTTCAAAATTCTGTAATTTATTAAGACCACCTAATGACCCAGGCATAAAACATTCTACTCCACCAACTTCTACCCAATACCCACCGTGAATTAATTCTTTTACTTTACCAGTAAATCCGATCGTCTTATTTCCTATAGCATTATAAATTTCATTTCGTTTAACCTCATCCAATGCATCTCCAATTGATGCATATAATGTACCTTGTTTATGCTCTTTGACTTTAATGTCAATTACCATACCAATTTCTAGTTGGTCTACTACTTCTTTAGGTTCCTTGATTAAATTACAGATGGCTGTATTTTTTCTGGATATATCAATAAGAGCTTCTGTTTTTACTTCAACTTCCTCGCCATCTATTAATTGTGTTTCTTTCTTAATATATGAAATTTCACCTTGAGTAATGTAATTTCGTAATTCTTCAGATTTCTGTAATCGTTCAGCCTCATCGTCTGCTAAATCATACATTGACATTGCATCGGCTGCATACATTTCAGTACACATTAATTTAGTTCCTTTAGGTACTTTAACTTTAATTACTTTAGTGTCAAATGGATCATCGCTTAATTGGATGGTGATTTCTTGTTCAATCATTATTTTTTTTATTAAGAGTGTTATTATAGATTATATATTTGTACATCTAATATTAGTTATACATATGAGTTAGTAAATAGTTTCATTAGGTAATTGCGCCAGTACCTGAACCTGCACCGGCACCTGCTTGAGCAACTGCGGTACCTGTTGTAGCAACAGTAGTAGCCACGACAGTAGTTACCAAGCCTGATCTTATGTAAGCATCTATAGAAGTTGATGCTTTAGCTGCAAATGTTTCTGATGCTTCTTTAATAGCTTCTACTGACTTATCCTTTCCTTCGTTACCATTAGGCTGAGATGAAATTTCAAGAAACTTATACATAGCATCAGAAAATGCAGTAATCAGCTCGTCATTTAAAATACTCTTAGTTAATGGCATAGTTTATTAGTTTAATTTATTAATTTATATATTTACAATGATTTAACCTGTTTCTTACTTAATTCATTAGGAGTCATCGGTTTTGTAGGTGGGCTAGTTGGTGCGCCTAGATTACCAACATGGGTATGTGTGTTAAATAAGGTAGTCATTAAATTACCTAGTACTAATGGCTCACTCGCGCCTTCCCCTAGTTCAATTGATGATGCATGATTAACAACCATATTTTTACAATTAATTAATGCGTCCTCGCAATTGATCTCAGTATTAGCTCCACTATTAATCGTAAATTGGGCGGAGTGTGTAAATGTTATATTTCCATCATTTAACATTACAATAGAATCACCGTTTGCATTTATTATTTCAACTGAGTTATCAGGTTTTATATTTATTGTAGTTGGACCTTCAGTTGTTGTATAATCCATCATTAAACCTTTTTCTTCCGTAAAGAAAACTTTAATATGTTCGCCTTCTCTTTCATTAGTAACATCAGGGCTACCAGATTCTAACTCACCAGTTAAACCAAATGCAGTGTCATATATTAATACGTGTGAATTAGGATAAGCTGCCTCTATCTCCGCCTTAGTCTCATCAGAAGGGTATAGCGACTCATGGTATACTGGTGCATAATAATTACCATTATCAAAACTTACTCTTAAAATCGTTCCTAGTTTAGGTACTGAAAATGTACCACTACCAGTGTTACTTCCACCTGAAGATGCTACAGATGGCCTAGCCCAAGGCAAAGAAGCAGTTGGCATAACAAATGCACTTGCTGGATCTTCTGGGTCTTGTCTTTGATCCATTTTACCAAAGACTCTAATTCTACATCGCCCTTCAAATATATCATCATTAATATCTTCAACAATACCGATCCATTGTGTACCCTTAAGATTATCGTCTCTTAAATCCTTTGTTGTTAATTTCCCCATAAATTATTCAAATATGTTAGTTGAGTTAAGAGGTGGCCCAGAAGGCTGTGGTGAAAATAGTGTACCACCATTAAAGGGTGTTTGCTCTGGGCTATCACCAAAATTATTACTAGTCTCAAGTGTTTGGCCAGAACCACCTACTGTACTTGCATCATCTCCAAATATATTATCTGATATATTAGAGTCAAACCCTGGTGTAGTTTCTTCTTGTACTAATGCACCCTGTAAAGAACTAACTAGTCCTTGTGGATTTTGTATTGTATTTATTATGTCATTTCTTAAACCAAACGCATTACCAAACTTAAGATTTTGTAATGCCCCAAATACCTTTCTCTGTACTAAATTTTCAACACCAACCATTTGTTTATCTAAAAACTTTTTACCCATACCTTTAGCAAGGTCACCTAGTGTCTTTGTTTCTGCTGTGTCTTTAAGAGATGAGTCATATCCTGAAAATTGAGATAATACTTCTACTTTAGCATAAGACCATTTCATTGCAGCCGTCGCCATTGAATTACTACCATCATTAGAAACATTAGCAAATGTAGTACCACTTACAGTAGGATCCCATAAACAGTCAGTAAATCTTAAAGTTATCATTGATGCATTTTCATTAACAAACTTATCCATTTCATTATTAGGTGAGTTTGGGTTTAATGAACTAATCCAATTTCTTACTCTTTTAAATTTTCTAATTTCTACTATTTGTATATCAACATTAAAATACATTAAGTTAACAGGAATACGATTTCTTCTGTATTTATTATCATAACAAGCTAACTTATATAAATTAAACAAAGCAGACATTTTTAAATCTATAGCCTCTAACATACCTATTTGTATACCTTCACCTTCTGCACTTCCACCATACGGTGTCATATTAACTGTTTTATTCCATGCTTCCTGTAAACCTTCTATCGTTTGAAAATAATAAGGTCTTTTAGATTCAATTTCCTTTAGCCCTTGGCAAAACGCCTTCAGATAAGTTGCTAAGGTAGTTTCACCTTGTCTATTTAAATAACCTACAGCAGATCCGTTATATTCAGTTAGCATTGAATTTGAATCACCACCGCTAAAATCATTAGGATCCTGTGGCGCTGGTATAGAAGGGCTACCTACCAATGCTCCGTTAAATAAAGCCGATGATCTATCAAACAAAAGGTTAAACCCTAAATAAGTAGGATCATCTAAACTCGTTACACCATTACCACCACCTGCAACCGAAGATGGTGTCTGCACAAAAGTTTTAGCAAAATCATAACTGTTAGGGAATGACTTCTGAAAATTTGCAGCCAAATTAGTAACGTCTTCTGGTATTTCTTGATTCCAAATGCCTGGATCTGCCATTTATAATTTTGTTTTTTTATTTATTCATTATGTAGATGGTGTTACCTCTCGTCTACGTAAATGTATTCTTTGTTTTAATACTGAACCACCGGTTGGAGAATTTTTAATTAAAAAATACTCTAAACCAGTAATAACGTAAAACCCACTAAGATATTCATTAATAATACCATTTTGGCTTTTCTTGTCATCACCGTCAATATCAGACCTACGGACAGAATCATTTGGTGCATCTTCATTATTACTAGGTGCAGTTAATACACTTTTTACATTTTGCCCGTATTCATATATTAGACAATACATTCTACTATATCTTAAAATAGCAGGATTAACCGTATCTAATTCTATGGTCATTCCTAGCTTATTAATCTCTGCAAGATTTTGAAAATTTTGTATAGATGCATAATAATAATTATCATGAACATTATCACCTTGTGTACCTAAGAATTTAAATTTAACCTGCTCATTCCTTGGGCCTTCTACTTCACCATTAATTGTTCTACCCTTAGTTACAGGTATCATACCTGGTGTATCATTTGTTATAGGATCTACAAATTCACTTATAAATTCTTTTGCATTTAAATCCCAATATTGTGTATATCTTTTATATCCGTTATTTTTGCTAATTTTACCACTTTTGTTAACTTGTTGATAATTTGCAATGTATCTTGCACTACCTTGTGTTTGTAAATTATTTGTTAACATATTAGGAAATGTCATATCACTTTCATTTTCATCACCACTTCCTATTGTGTCTATTGCATTTTGTTGAAATTGCTGAGATGTTTCTATATCATCTTCTTGTCCAAAAAACTTATTAGCATCAACAAAAGTTAAATAGTAGTAAGGATCTATATAAGAAGTAAAAAAAGATTCATCATTCAAATAAGCATTTGAAGTTATGTCTTGTATAAACCTTTGTGAAGTATCATATGGATTTGTCCAAATCTGTTGATCTGCTGTTTCTTCTACGTTAGATGCATACCCTAGTTTTAATTCCTCTGCAATAGACAGTAAAGAATTCCAACTATTATTATCTTGAAATTGTACTTTTTCTGTAAATAGGTTAGGAACATGCATTCTTCCTTCAACTAAAAGTTCGGGTGGTTTGTTTGTAACGCCACCACCACCAAGAGGTCTTATATCCTCAACGGTAAAATCAATTCTTATAGGTTTAAATGTATCTTCATTACCTTGTGATCTTATATACACTTGAATGATATCACCATCTTTAGGAAAAAATCTAGCGGTAAATAAACCATCTCTATCAGTAAATGTAAATCTACAAGTAGGATAAAAACCAACTGACCTCAATTCAAAAGTATTTAAACGATCACCTTGTACAGTATAACTATTAATTACAATCGTTGGTACAATAGATGAAAATTTAGAAGGTTTTTCTTTCATCGTTTGCCCTTCCGAGTTTTCAGATCCGCTCTCAAGATCAACTATTTCTAACTCGTCAAGTTCTATCGTCGGCTCTATTACAGTTAATATGTTTCTTTCTACAGTTGACATAATTAATTAGACTGAGTAGTTTTCTTAGATGGTAAATTCGTACCTAATTGTATTGAACCACCTTCGTATGTTTTTGATTCCTGGCCAGGCTGTAGCATATTAGGCGGCATTGGTTGTGATACGCCAGCAGGACTCTGTTTAGCTTTTTCAATTAATCTTTGAATTCTTGATTGATCTTTTTCACTCTGTCTTCCTGTATCTACATATGCTTCTTGTACTTCATTAGGTCTACTTGCAGGATTAGGTCTTTTATAAACTAAGTTAGGATCTCTTAAATTTGGAATCCATAATATATCACCTTCGTTAACACTAAACGGATTAAAGATATTGTTAACAATACATAATGCATCAACGAATTCCCCACTGCCATAATAAATTTCAGATATTTTGTCAATGCGACCTATCTGATCTGGTAACACATAATGCAAAGCCTTTACACCTAATTCATAATCATAAATAAATGATGGTGCAGTAAGGTCCCAATATCCTTCACCAGTTTCATCTATTATTAATCTATTTTTTAATGCTAATGATTTTATATCCATGTGATTAGTTTTTTATGAATCTATAGTCATACTGACCACACTAGAAATATAATCAGCAGTTACACTACGATCTACTTTCTGTGGGCTATTTTTAATATTGCTTATTTGGCTATTCTTTGCGTCGCCAGGTGCAGCGGATCCAGTAAAACGTGAACTTTGATTATCTTGGAGGTTAGCACCTTTAGGTTTAACTGAGCCATAAGTAGCTTTATCTATACCGGCTAAATTAAGTACATCTTCTTCGCTTGCAGCCGATGCATAAATTCTACCACGACCTGCATTAAACATATTTTCTATATCTCCTTTATCTCTAGGCTTACCATGTTTAAGATCTATTTCAAATTTTACCTCCATTGGAAAATCATCATAACCTAACCCTTGGCCTAATGTCATAACTGAATTATCGCAATACATATTCCCCATCATTACAATTGGATTTAACGGATTACCTACAGTAACATGCCAATCACCTGTAGGCTCTGCACTAATTAATGCTTTAGTTGCCTGTGTTCCACCAACTGAACCAACATTAGAACTTAAAAATCCACCTAATACATTCCCTAGTAACGTTTTACCAACCTTTTTAAATCCTTCTATTGAATTAGGTAAATTAAATTCACCAGTACCTCCACCAAAAACATTACTAAAACCTTTTTCTACATCAGTAACAACACTGCCTATATAACCACTAAAGTCACCTTGTTTTAATTTATTTATGTCACCAAATTGACTAGATACATATCCACCACTACCATAATATCTTTGACCTCCTCCGAAGAATTGACCATTATTATAAGTCATAGTTAACATATTACTCATTATATCAATCATTGCAATTTTAGGATTAACATAATTAAGAGATTTTAATTGATACTCAAAATTAAGTTTCATATCTTGTTGAAAATTTAAACCGGTATCTCTAATCATTGTTTTATTAACAACATTAACTGGTCCTATTACAAAGTTGGCATATGTAGTACCTAGCTTATCAGATGTACCGTTTAATGACTTTGAAAATTTTTGCCTAGAGCTAACACCTTTAAGAGAATCAGCTAAAGCCTGACCACCCTTTCCCATTTTAGTATAAATTGGTTGCTGTGTATATCCACCATCACCACTACTTATACTTTCCATTTCAGATTTAACTTCTTTATAACTAAGACCATAAGAAAAAGTTAACATATCTTCTAGCTTATTACCACTCTTCTCTCCTAAGTAAGTAACAGCAGTAACTCCAGCAACTTGAGTAGCATCAACAGCTTCATCAGTCTTAACCGTTTTACCATCTTTACTACCTGGTGTTTTTGCTAAGTCAAATATATTGTCTTCTACTGGTGTTGGGAATCTTCTTAATGTAACAAGATGATTAACAGGTATTTTTTTATAGTATTTACAATATAGAAAATCAGAAGCACTATAACCTATTTTAGGATAATTAGTATTAAAGTATTCAATTAACTTTGCTATAGATACTCTTTTAGAAGCATCACCACCCATAGCAGGATTTGCCGTTGCTGTTATTTCACTAGACTTCCCATCTTGGCTTGTACCTATTGTCGGGCCATCAAAGTAACCATTAAATACTTCACCACCAGTAAGACCACCATACATTCCTCTAAAATTAAATAAAGCAAACTTATTAAAAATAGATCTAGGAATTTCCGCCTTCATACCAGATGGTACTGCTATTGAATCGGCTTCTGCTTTATTTTGATAAAATGATTTATATACACCTTCTGTAATATCTTTAGCTAAACCAGCAGATTCACCACCAAATGCACCTAATTTTAAGCTAGTGCTTTTATTAGGGTTTGTTGGAAACATCGCATCATTTATACTACCTACTGCATCACTAAAACCTCCCATAAGTTAAACTCTTATTTTTTGTATATATTCAGCTTAAGCTGTTGAGATACTTATCTATGTCAATATCACCTCTTTGGAATTTATCTAACCAACCTTTTTTAAATCTAGCATTAAACTCCTGTGAGCTATCAGTTGAAAGAGAACCTTTAAAAAATGGCCTTGATGATATATCTCTTATTTCTTTTAGGTTTTTTGATATTATATAAAACTGAACTTTTTCAAATAAACCTTGTAAATCATTTTTAGTTTTTTTACACATAACAGATTCTACTATTACATAAAACCGTTCCCTATCATTTTCATTAAACCTATCTTCTAATGATTTTACATTTTTGAAGTCTTCTTTTTTAAGTGGCATTTTTCTGGCTCTATTATCAAACTCATATTTAAAATTCATATCAAAAAAATTGGATTTTAAATATTTCATATTATCATACATTTTAATAATGCGAATTTGATACTGTGGATTAATAGGATCCCACTGCGTATCCATGATAAGACCTTTTATAGGTAATAAAACATTAGGCCTACTAAAAGAAGATAATAGACAATAAACAGTTTGGCCTTTTGTAAATATTCTATGGGCTTTCATTCAAATTCTATAATGTTCTCAAATAGATCTGCGCTACCGTTTACATTAATTTCTGGTGAATGATATATGTTGTATTTTAATTCTCTATCGGTTAAAGATTCTACATATGTCTTTATACCTGTTACTGTAGATTCATTAAGATTACCAAGTACATAAAAAATTGAAGAAGTAGTATTTCTATCCAATACAGTTTGCAACTGCTTCATAAGATAAGACGATACAACAGCGTCAGACGGTTCAAATTGATAAAAATCATTCTTGGTTAGTTTGTTAAAAATATCCATGTAATTAATACATTCAATATTTCTAGGAACTGCACCTAAAAAGGTTTTTACTCTTACCGCATCCTTTGAGTATATAAAATTAAATTCTATGTTTGTTTCCATTCAGTTAGTAAATCGATCTCTGCTTGGAGCTCTCTTATTTTACTTTCTAGTTCTTTTTTATTAGGCTCATAATGAGTACCCCATTCCGTCTTTAACCTGAGTACTTCTTTTTCAAATTTATTACCGCCTTCTAAACCTAGATCCTCGCATAGCTCCCAAAAGAACTTCATAATATATTCGTACTTATTACGGCTTTCATCATTAGATTCATATACATCTGTTGAAGTCCACTGTTCTTTACCGCCGCCATGATTATCATCGATCACTCTCTTAATAACCCCATTCCTTGCAGGTTCTAAAACGATTTTAATCATTAAGTCTATTATTTAAAGATTCTCTTGCTTCTTTCATTAGCTTTCTTGCTACCTTTTTATCGGTATGCCATGATTCTTTATCTTTAACAGTTAAAATAGCATCAGCTTCTCTTAACATTTCAATTTCTTTATCATTATAGCCAACTTCTTTCCATGCTATAATTTTACTTTCTTCCATGCTCTCAAGCTGTTCTGTAATTTTCTTCTCTACTGCATCAGTGTTAGCTTTATGTAATTCTATACCTTTATCAATAGATGCCTTTGTGAGTTTCATCCATTCATTAAAAGGTAAGTTTCTTTTCGCCTTTAGTATACCTTGATACTTCATCGCTAATCTTCTCTGTCTTCTATTCGGTGCTTGTGTCATGTGATTGATTTTATTATATATTATACCTTAAATTGCTTAGTCAATTTTATATCTAGTTTTAATTAATTCTTTAATACTATCAAAAAGACTATCCAAAATTAAATCTTCTGATATTTGATTTTTAATAAATGATTCTAGTTCCTCGTTTACTTCTTCACTATCAAATGATGAACTAATAATTTCATAAATAGCCTTTTTAGGGACACTTATTGGAAAGGTAAGATTCAGTTTTACTTTATCATTCTTTTTCTGCTTATCAAAAAGAGTTCTTATTGGAGATGAGGTTTCTTTTTGTGGTGGCAATTTTTCTTTATAGACCTCTGCTTTTATTGATGCTGGTGTAGGTGAATTAAAATCTAAAGGATCTCCATCCAAAGGTTCTAAAAATTCAGATATTAGATTAGTTGATATTCTTCCACCACTCTCAAATATAGTCCACCCATCCTCGGTAGTTTTAATAACTTCTACCGACCCTATCTTATCACCTTTAATCCACTGTAGTTTTTCTTCTATACTTTCCATACTATTATCCCTTTATAGTTATTATACATAAAAAAATAAAATTGTTTTAAATTTAAATATTATGATGGATCACTGATAAATACCTTATATGTAATATTGACTTCATCTAGCTCCAAAGTTCCACCTTTACTAGCTGCAAACCCCAAGAAAATCCTTGTAGTTGATGGATTAACGGGTACACTAATATTAAAGCTTGCTGTGCCACATAAGAATTTTCCAGCATTTACATCTTGGTCGTCAAAGACGGTAAATTGAGCATTAGAGAATGTTATACCATCATCAGGCCCTAAGCCAGTTAAGGCCATCATGTCATCGCCGGTTCCGCCGGTTGATGGAGGAATTATATCACCACATTCCCACGTCCACATTTTCACATGAAAATCACCAGTATTTGAAACACCTGTATTATTTGTAAAAACAGTGAAGTACACATTGTATTGTTTACTACCAGCTACAACCGATTCATTTGGTACTACACCACAGGTCATGGTTGTAGGTCTTGCTTGATCAGCCCTGGTAGGCCCATGAGCTCCCACAGATGTTATTTCACCAATTACTATACCGCCTGGGTAAGAACCTCCTTGTACCGTCCTAGCCCAAATCGAATCAGACCAACCACCTAGGAGTGCCAATCCGCCACTAGAAGCCGCCGCATCACCTACCTGCCATCCAGCAGTATTGTAATTAGGAAGACCATCACTTACTACTATAGAACTTTCAAATTGAGGAGCAATTGAAGTTCCGCTGCCTCCTGTTATACCTTGTGTACCTTGTGTACCAGTAGTACCTTGTACTCCTGTTATGTTATAAGATATTGAATATGTATCACCTGCAGCAAATTGCCCGTCACCAGCAATATATTGAAGAGCGATTAAGAGGGAATTGGTACCGGAGGTTGGATTACCATTTACTAAATAGATACCGAATTGTGACGGATCATCTACTTTATATAAAGCTATTTGATCACCTGAAGAGATTCCTGCTAACCAACCATCAACGACAGAGGCATTAGCATCAGTTTTTGAAATATTTACAAGTGATGCTAATGATGGGTCATTATTAGAAATATTAAAATCATTATTTGCAGGTGCACCTGCACCGGAAGTTGAATTACAAATCCATCTTAAAGCATTTGCACCATCTACACCATTTACACCTACACCTTGAATACCTTGAATACCTTGGGTACCTTGAATACCTTGAATACCTTGTGTTCCTGCAGTACCTGGCTGACTAACACAATAAACTACTTCATCATCTCCACTAAAAGTTTGATTAGGTCCACTAACCCATACAACAGTATAAACTAAATTTCCTGTCGGTGTTGTCACTAGAGTTACTTCATAATTATCAGGATTAGAATAAGTACCATCAGAACTTTGGGAAAATGAAAGTATTGAGCCTACTACTGCCGCTTGATTATTACTAGAAGTTGGACTAATAAACACCTGTGTTACTAAATTAGCAGTTGCATTATTAACAGCGAATGTCCCAGGAGCGGTACCACCTATTGTAAATACCTCTCTATTTATTAGTTCACAACCTGGTCCAACTATTAGTGGACCTGCCTGGTATGTACATACAGTATAAACAGGGCTAGGATTATTAGCTAAAAGAAAAGCACCACTAATTATAGTAATATTATAAATTATACCATTAGAAGGTTGAAGGGCCGCAGGAATTTTACTGTCAACCCTAAGTATCATCTTATTAGCTGGTGTAGCTGGATCTTGTATAGTAATCGTAGCGTTTTCATTTAATGCATTATCTCCAATAAACTGACAACCTGAAGTATTACCGATGAATACCTGCGTTGGTGTTGAGTTATCAACTTGTACATATTGTTGTACAGTAGATGAAAATCCATTATTAAAAAACGCAGTAGGAGTAAAACACCCACCTTCTGCGCCGGTTGTTCCTTGTGTTCCTTGATCACCAGTTATACCTTGTGTTCCTTGTAAACCAGTGATACCTTGAATACCTTGAGTTCCAGTACCTTCAATACCTTGTAAACCTTGAGTTCCTTGTAAACCAGTGATACCTTGAATACCTTGAGTACCTTGAGTTCCTGTGCCTTCAATACCTTGAGTTCCTTGTAAACCTTGAATACCTTGTAAACCAGTTATACCTTGTGTTCCTTGTAAACCAGTGATACCTTGAATACCTTGAATTCCAGTTCCAGTTATACCTTGGGTTCCTTGTGTTCCTTGTAAACCGGTTATACCTTGAATACCTTGAGTTCCTGTACCTTCAATACCTTGTGTACCTTGAGTTCCTTGTAAACCAGTGATACCTTGTAAACCAGTTATACCTTGTATACCGGTACCAGTTATACCTTGTGTTCCTTGTGTTCCTTGAATACCAGTGATACCTTGAATACCTTGAGTTCCAGTTCCAGTTATACCTTGGGTTCCTTGCGTTCCTTGTGCTGAAACACTACCTGCTATACCTTGTATACCTTGTAAACCAGTTATACCTTGAGTTCCAGTTATACCTTGTATACCGGTACCAGTTATACCTTGTGTTCCTTGTGTTCCTTGAATACCAGTGATACCTTGAATGCCTTGTGTACCTGTACCTTCAATACCTTGTGTACCTTGAGTTCCTTGCAAACCAGTGATACCTTGAATACCTTGAGTTCCAGTTCCAGTTATACCTTGAGTTCCTTGTGTTCCTTGAGCCGAAACACTACCTGCTATACCTTGTATACCTTGTAAACCAATTATACCTTGAATACCCTGAGTTCCAGTTCCAGTTATACCTTGGGTTCCTTGTGTTCCTTGAGCCGAAACGCTACCTGCTATACCTTGTATACCTTGTAAACCAGTTATACCCTGAGTTCCAGTTCCAGTAATACCTTGTGTACCTTGTGTTCCTTGAGCCGAAACGCTACCTGCTATACCTTGTATACCTTGTAAACCAGTTATACCTTGTGCACCTGTACATCCAGCGGTATCAAATCTAACTTCATATACATGATCCAGTGTTCCAATACCACTTGGGCCAGCAAGAAAAGTAACAGTTAATTCTCTAAATGTTGTAGAAGAAGAGAGGGCATTAGCATCTACTTCCCATTGCCATTCATCACCGGTTGCCGGATCTTCAATATGCATAATTGATCCAGGACAAACATACTCCAAGTATCCTCCTCTATTTATACCATTAGAACCTGTCGTACCCCAGTCTGTTGTATTTAATTCAAAGAAAGTAACATTACTAAAATTTGTAGTACTATTTCCAATAAATTCACCAGATGTTGGATCAGCTACACCGGTTGTTGTATTTCTTAAATACCAATTACCTAAATAACCAATACCTCCTGTTATACCTTGAATACCTTGTGTACCAAATGTACCTTGTGCGCCTTGCGCGCCAGTTCCTGTAATACCTTGGATACCTTGAATACCTTGAGTACCTGCACCAGTAATACCTTGAGTACCTTGGGAACCTGTTATACCTTGTGAACCTATTATACCTTGTGTTCCTTGAGTTCCTTGCGCACCTTTATCTCCTGTTACAACAAATGATATTAATATGTCTTCATCCATAGTAAATGGTGCAGTTTCAGTAAATGCAACAGGTACTATTTCTAATTCCCACCATGTACCTGGAGCAGAAGGTCTGTCATATACTTCAGTTATTTGCCAAAGTATAAATTCATTTGAATCAGCCTTTGATGATATCCTAACATGCCCTTTAGGTATAGAAGTACTTGATTTTATTGTGTTTAAGAATGTAGATATGTCAGTTCCAGTAACACCATTATCATTTATAGACATAATGGTAGCTAGGCTTTGGTTTGCTGTATTTAAAGAAGCATAACTAAATCCAGGATCGTCAACTACTAATGTTGTATTAAATTGATAATCAAAAGTAGCACCACCAAAAGTACCATCGGCTCCTGTTACACCTTGAATACCTTGTGTACCTTGAATACCTGTAATACCTTGAGTTCCTGCACCTGTAATACCTTGGATACCTTGAATACCTTGAGTTCCTGCACCTGTAATACCTTGAATACCTTGAATACCTTGAATACCTTGTGTACCTGCGCCTGTAATACCTTGGATACCTTGAATACCTTGAACACCTTGTGTTCCTGTAATACCTTGAACGCCTTGTAAACCTTGAATACCTTGTAAACCTTGAATACCTTGAATACCTTGCGTACCTTGTGTACCTTGTGCTCCAGTTAGACCAGCAGAACTAGGTGCAATGTTTATCCAATTATTACCATCCCATTGTAAAAGATCAGCATTCTGTACATTAGTTATTGCAACATCATCCAAATAATCAATAAGAGGCTGCCCACTATTTAAATTCTGTAATTCAAGAGCACCTTCATCAAAATTATAAACTACGTTATTGTTTGCAGCATCCAATTGGATTTCTAACACTTCACCAGTACCGGTAACATTAGTTACGTTAAGCCCTCTGAATGTTAAATCTTGGCCGCTCATCCCAGCAAATAAATCTTGGCCACCTATTCCTATATTTAAACCTTGATTTACCTCGCCTGCATTACCATTATTTATTATCTTAATTGCCTTAACTGTATTGTCATATTGAAAACTAATACCTGGGCCTGCTATTAATCTAAGAGTATCATTATCAGTTGTAGACGCTAATGTAAAATCGAGACCTGCTGCGAGGGCTGGTGTTGGGCCAGTATAATTAACTAATACTTTACCATACCCATTTGATCCACTTACTGTTATATCACCAGTACCTATACCTCCGATGATATCCCATTCATTAGTATCAAACGAGCCTTGTGTTGTTCTTTTATTAGCTCTCCACCAAGTTAAGGTTTCTTCCGGAGTCCCAGTAGCACTAACAACTTCAACTGGGTGATATACTACATGCCCGGTATCGTAAGACCTGTTATCTACCCATGGGTTTGCTACTGCCTTGAAGTTTTCATCTACCTCTCCGTTAAAAAGTTCTCTTTGAACCTCAGTTCTGTAGATGATGTATTCTTTTAGATTGAATGCCATTTAATCTTATCTTTTTTTATTTATTCAGGTGGTTCATTAATAATAGTAGCATCATCATAAGGAAATTCATCAGTATCTTTTCTTGATGTAAACACCTCTCTTAATTGATTTAAATACCATGTCCCTTGTGACCAACCAGGCACTGCATAACACGGTGAGTAAATACCTAATGTATATATTCTATAAATTTCATCCCAATATTTTCTATACTCTTTCACTGCTTTGTTAATAAATGAAACTTGTCTATCTACGAGAACTGAACGTTGTGAATTTCTTTGAATATCAAAAGAAGACCCGGTAGTCAATGTAAAATTACCTGTTAAATCGGATGCTCTATATTCAGTTGTAAATTCATATAGTTCACTTGCTCCTAGGAATAATTGTATAGAAACAATATCACCTATAAAACAAGGATCAAATGGGACATAATTATTCTGATAGAATAATTCCATTTCTTCAATACTGTTAAAATCCGTAAATTCAGTTTTTTGATTTACTTGGTCATAAAATCCTACACGGATTTTAGACACATCTATTTTGTACTTTTTTAAGTAGACAAAAAAATCAAGAGATAGTTTAAATGTTAATGCTTCAACGACCAAAAGTATGTACTATTTTTTGTATATATTCAGTCCTTTATAGAGTGGTAGTCATTTACTAGGTTAGAAATTTTACCATAGGTCACATTACATTCACTAAATATTTTAAGATGAGACATGTCTCTGTAGTCTTGTATCCAATAAACATGCTTAAATCCAGCATTAACTAAAATTTTAGTGCACATTTTACAAGGGGAGAGTGTTAAGAGTATTATGTAATTTTGTGGATCATATTCTTGAAACTTGGCAATCATATTTACCTCAGCATGAATAAATCCACTTTCACCAGGTGTTAAAGAATCTTCTTCTGTTCCAGTATTTTTATTTGTACCAGCCCCACTATAAGATCCATTATACCCAAAGCTTGCTATTTTACTAAAGTCTTTTTTTAAGGCCATGCAACCAACCTTAGTAGTAGAAGAATTCGAAAGATCTCTAATACTTAACAAAATATTAGTAAATGCTTTTAGCTTTATTTGAAGTCGCTGAAGTTTGGAATCCATTTTTGTTTTATTAAAGTCGCCTTCATTTTTACCTCAGGTAAATCTTTATTAAGACTGTTTGCAATTTTTATATTTTCTTTATCATCATCAAAGAATTTAAAATTCCTAAATCCCATTTGCACAAATTTCATAAAGGCATCTTTTTTCTTCTGTGCAGTAGAACCAGTAAACCCTAACGAAGGATCATTAATTGCAAAGATAAAATCAGGATTAACATCAACACCGTTATGCATTAAAAAATCATAGATAAGTTTTGAATCGTCTCTCGCAGTAATAATACCTACAGCAGTACCTTTTGAAATTGTTCTTTTAAGAATGTTAAAAACCCAATCAATTATTTTACCAGCCTTAAGAATTTCTAAATCCCTAAAGTCATTAAAATCAAACTTATCATGCGGCTTGGTTTTAAATGTATTAAATTCTTGTGGCGTAAGATCTATTTCATATCCTGTTTTTGGATTAAAAACTCTAATCTTACTTTTGGTTACAATCAAAGTATCATCAACATCAAAGACAGTTATATCTTTCCCCCACTTTCTATACTTCTCAAATAATTCCATACAATATATATTGGTTACTTTCTGTTGCATCACCACAGGTGAGATATGAAATGGATACATTAACAATTTCTTCCATTTTCATATATATGTTTTACTACCGGGAATCTTAATGAATATCCACCATTCTGATTTTGACTTTCTTCAAAATATTGAACAGTTACAGTTTTACCAATTAGTTCATTATGATTATTAAGGTAATGTTCTCTTTGTTCTTTAGAGAATCCAGATCCAACACTTACTTTATTACCTTTATGTTCAATTATAATATTACTTAAACCTTCTTTCTCAACTTGTTTTCCATTTTCTGTCCATCGCATTGTACCGTTTATACATTCTAAAATTGTATATTCAGCATCATGGAATTTTTTAACTTTTAAAAGATTATGACTTCTTTTACCTTCATAGCCAATATTCTTTCTAACCATGATTCCTTCAAACCCAGCCTCTTCGGCTTCTTTTGCCATTTCAGTAAATTGTTCTTCGGTAGTTAATTGTTCTTGTGGTAAGAATTCTAACATAGAAGATTTAATTTCTTCCGGTAAAATATCATAACCATTCTTAAGTCTTTCAGTAAGAGGAGTAGTTCCAACCTTATCATCAAATTCATCTAAGGTTAAAAAATCAAATACAAAGAATTTAGGATTTTCAATTTGATGATCCTTCTTTCTAATTTGTTTCATAATTCCTTGGAAGTCTTCATTACCATCTTTATCTACCATACAGATTTCTCCATCTAAAATAAAGTCTCCACCTATTTTAGAAATTTCATTTTCTAAATTACCTAAGGTAGTAAATTCTTTACCGTTCCTTGAAAAGAATGTTACAGTATTCATTTCTTTTCTACAGATACATCTTACACCATCCAATTTTCTGGATCCGTACCATTCTCCACTTTGAAAATCTACTCTCTTAGGATTATATGCATTTGCTAAAGCGACTTTAAATGTTGGAATTAAATCTGGGTGGACTGCCTTATTGATAGAGGTAGTACCACATCCCATATTAAGGTCTCGGTTTAGCATATAGTAAATAATATCTTCCCATTGTTTATTCTCTAGGACGAATCTATTTACATTTGCAATTGCAGTATGACCAGTGCATACCCTATTTCTTAAATCATCCAATAAGGTAAAGATACTACCGTATGTATTTGGGTGACCTAGTAAATCTGAATTCTTTTTACAATTCTTAGGAGTTACATTATACTTAAAATAAGGATTGTAGGTATAGAAGAAAACTTTCTGTAAGAATTCTCTATCAGAATTTTCATCAGAGTTATCAGCATACTTTTTAAGAGTTGCAATTTTATGATTACCTGAAGAGGAAGATCGCATTTCATCCAAGAAGGATTGTAGATAAGTAAGGTTTGTGTATTCAGTCATATTCCGTTTATTTAATTATATTATAAATATAATAAAAATAATTGGGAATTGAAAATTTTGAAGCAGTTATTTTCAAAAAGTTATTAACAATTTTTCAATTTGTCCTGTATCTCTTTAAGCTTTGCGCATTTTTCAAAATCCTCCCTTTCTTCAAAATGTAGTAAGATTTTGTCTAAACTTTTAACTCTATGCTTTGCAGTTTTTTCATCATATTGTAAAACCTGGTCTGGAAACATTATAATTGTATTATAACATAAATTCATATATTGATCCCAGCTCTGATTTTCTAACTGATCCAATAATGACTTCATAAATTCTTCGTCATTAATATCCATCTTGTATATCTTTCATTTTTTTAACCAATGCTTCTTGTTCCTCAGATAATTGTTTAGGTAAATCTACTAGTATATTTACGAAAAAGTCACCTAAGATATTAGGATTATTATAAGCAGGAAATCCTTTACCTTTTATTCTAAGCATAGTACCGTTCTTAACACACTTAGGAATATTATAACTTATTGTTTTATCAAATACTTTTACTTCTCCCTTACCTCCAAGTAAAGCATCATATAAACTTATATGCTTAATTGTATGCAAACCTTTTTGGTCCAAATAAAAATTAGGATCATCTTGTACTAATACAGTTAAAATAAGATCACCGCTTTGGTTTTCGGTCATGCCTCTTTGACCTAATCCTTTTAATCTCATTCTCTGCCCTGGCTTTACACCGCTTTTAATATCAACACTTACAACTCTTGTACCTACTCTTATTTCCCTACTACATCCAAAATAAGCTTCTTCTAAAGTAATGTAAACTTGTGCAGTAATATTACCACCTCTAGTATTAAATCCATATCTTTGGTTAAACATATTAGTAAAACCTGGATCATTTCCTGTTTTTATAAAGTCTTCAAAGAAACCTTCTTCAAATTTACCGAATGGGTTATTTGCAGCTTGATCATATTGTGATCTCTTTGTAGAATTACTTAAAGTTTCATATGCATCTGCAATTTCTTTAAACTTTTCTTCATTACCTTTAGACTTATCAGGGTGATATTCTTTGGCTAATTTTCTATAAGCTTTTTTAATATCATTAGCAGTGGATGTTTTATCAACACCTAATATTTTGTAAGGGTCTTTCATTTCCAAAATAACTGTATTCCTATTAAGCTACATGCTAAACACAGTGACACTATTGTTTTTGTGGTAATCCCTTCACCAAGAAAGTACCAAGTTAAAAATGTAAATGAAATAATCCCAGACCCAAAGGCGATAAATCTACCTGGCCATAATAAACCATCATAGTATTCTACCATAAACCTGGTACCATAAATTAATATGTAACTAATTGCAGTTCCAAATAAAACTGAAACTGTTAATGGATTCTTTTTAAACCAAGGCCATACAAATTGACCATTAGTTTGAAACCATATTGCTGCCTGACCAGTAAAGAACAACAAAAATGCTAAAATTAACTTATTCATCTATATAATATTTATACCCCATCCTAACCATGTGATCCATGTGGCTTTCCATTTGTTTTGCAGTTATCCACACTGAAGGTTCTGGCTTTACAATACCATCTTCTCTTTTATCAAAAGCTTTATTTAAAAACCATTTCTCTTTTTTACTTTCCCACCAAAACCATACCTTTTGCCATGATCTAGGTTTTTTCATATAGACTTTATTACCTTTATCCATGTGAGCTATGAATTGTTTATAAGTAATATCTTTATCCTTTTTCATTAATATCTTTAATTTGAAGTTTTTTGATTTTTTCATCTAACCTAAACTTCTTTTCTTCGAGCCTGTTCTTAATTTCCATTTGATCTGCAATTCTTTCTAATACAGATGCTAATTTCGGTATATCCTTTTCTAATAATTTACGACCCGTACTGGTTCTTAAAAATTCTGACATAATAAGTTGTTTATTTTTATATGTAAAAACGCGAGTTAGTTTTATGAATATATAATCAAAATAACAATATTATGAAAAAGGTACCTTTATTTGAAGATTTTATTCCTGTAGGTTTTGCTCCTAGTGATTCTGCATCCTTTTCCTTAGGAGGAACTAATAGAGCAGAAACAGGATATGATATGAATGCTATAGTAGGCCCAGTACAAACACTAGGTAATCATGTAGCAGAACAGGCAAATAGCTATGAATCAAACGATAATGCAGAACATACAGCAGAGGCATATATCAAAGAAGCAAAAGAACATATTAATAATAAAATAGATGAAGCATGCGAAAGTTATTCTGCTATGTCTGAATCTACTCTTAATGAAGGGACTGATATTAGTTCATGGAATCAGGCTGGTATTAAAGGCTCTGATAATGCTCAGATAACTACCTTTGTTGGACCTAAGGATATTGAAGATTTTGGACTAGGTAGAAAATGTATGCAAATAAACATTGGTAGAAATTATGTACAATTAAATCCTGCTGATATTGTAGAATTAAAAGATCTACTTAAAAATTATAAAGTATAATGATACCTAAATTTAACAACTATTTAAATGAAGCATCTGATTATGAATTTAAACCTAATGAGGCTGCTACTAGATTAAAGGCTAGGGAAAAAGAAAATATCCAAAGATATAGAGCAGCTCAAGATAGAGGCGATAATTATGCAATTGCTTTATATGAGTTAAAAATAAAAATGGATAAAATTGATCTTGAAGGATTAAAGGTACAGACCGAAATTCATAAACTCAAAACAAAATTCGGTAAATAATGGAAAACAATCAAGAACGAAAGGATTTGAGTAAGATCCGCCACTATAAAGGAACAGTACAAGATTTTAAAAATTATTGGGATGAAATGGCCGGGCAAGATACTAATGCAACAGGTACTCCTGCATACCAAGACTTTGGTGGGGTTCACCCTGCTCGCGGTGCTGGTGATAGTGAACATTGGAAAACTTCAAATATAGATGAATCTAAAAAATCAGATGCATTAGCAAAAGCAATGGATAAAGCAATGATTAAGATAGATGATTCAATGTCTTATACAGATTTTGCTTTAGCAATTGGTAAGATCTTAAGAGAAGATTATGGAAAACATACCTTTGATGGTTTTATGAAAGTTCTTCATAAAGACTTAGGAATATAATTTAACTAAAAAAGACCACTCTATGAGTGGCCTTTTAGTCTTATAGCTTTTTATTATCTTAGTTTGATATACTTCTTTCTATTCTGAATATACATCTGACCGATAGGTGCAGTAAGTAATTCTCTTCCATATACATCATAGATTTTATTATCACCAATCATAGTAGAAGTTAACTCTTCTATACCAACAGTACCACCCATAGACATTCTCATCCATGCTTGCCCGTCCCATACTTGATTGAAGCAACAGCTCATTGTATCAACATAACCTAATGAATCTGTTAAGGTATAACTAATACAAGTTGTGATTGTATCATAAGGCATACCAGTAGACATATTATAATTGTATACTACATGTGTACAAGCATTATTGAAACAACTATCTTCACCTAACATATCTTGTCCACCATAAGTGACAGCATATAGCGGAGCCATCATTGGTAAACCATTACCTGTAATTGGTATTGCTATTTCTAATTGATACTGTGAACCTGTTGTGTAAGTCATATTTGAATCACATAACGTCTGTGCTTGTAATTGTAGGCCAAGCGAAACCATTATCATCATTAAAATCTTCTTCATCTTCATTTTTATTTAATTATATAGAGAGCTACATTTTTAGTTTAGGTTCAACTCTCAAGAACCTTACAGCTTCAAGGGATTATTTAAATAATTCATCTAAGTTATTTTTCTTAATTACTTGATTTAGCATATTAACATAGTTTTTTGCTTCGGCATAACTTGCACCTAAGTATTCAAAGTATTCTTCTTCGCTATCTAACTTACTTAAATACCTACATTGATAAAATGCATAGTCATATACTGATTCTCTCCAATGATTATAGTATGCATGATTTCTTGAAGTACCTTCTGCTGTTGTAATTCTACGTCTTGCCTGTTTCATACCAAAGAGGTTATTGTTTTCTAAAAAGATATCACTTTTAAAATGACCAGTTTCTAGAATAGATTGTGCCATTACTATGTGAGGATAATCAACATTAAGATCTTTCAGCATGGATACTAACTTATCTTGTGAAAAGGTATCAATCTCTGTAATAAAAATTTGAGTTTCTCCTTCTTGTAAATTTTCAATGAGAACTTCCTTTGCGGTAGTTCTACCAAACGAAAACCCAACTATTAAAACTATTGTTAAAATTCCTAAACAATATAATAACCAAGTTTTAATACATACTTGGTTATACATTAATTTATCTTTATCATATTTAAAAATCATATACTAAATTTAAGTTAAACAAAAAAGCATTAGAGTAAAATAACCTAATGCTATAATTAGAAATATATCTATTGATTCTAATTTGGTTAAAAATCCTTTCATATTAATTTGATTCATTATGCCATTCATAATCTAAGTCTATTGAACTTTTTACTGGTTTAGATAAAAATATCCATAGTATGACATACACCCAAAATACTGCTGGTAGTACAAATAAAGAACCGACTCTAAATAAAATAGGTGGTATACCTGACCAATTACCTAATCCTTCACATACGCCACCAATATAACCGTTTCCTCTATATAGTTTTTTATTCATATTTGTTTTTTAAAAATTACCTTCTGCAACCTGAAAACAATCAAGTCCATTTTCTCGCCACATCTTAACTACCTTATCTCTATCATCAAAGACACAAAGAATATCATTTTTCTTATCTCCTTCAAATAATGTATCTAACCAGTGCTTCTTTAACTTATCGTCTGGCATCCACTTAAATGGATGACTGGTAGGTCTCATTTTCAATATATCAAAAGGTACATTATTTTTATTTAACCATTCTCGTGTAGCATCTTTGGTTGCTTTACTTCGACCTGATAATATTACAATAGTATGACCAGCATCTTTAAGAATTTTTGCTATCATAATAACCGAATGATTAGGCTTATCCATTGCAATGTTTTTAGGATTAAAGAATTCATCCCAATTCATCTTACCTTCTATAGTAGATGAAAACTCCCTTCGTTCTTCAATATCAGCAAGGGTACCATCGAGATCAAAGATAACAGTATTTTGGGTACCGTCCATGTCAAATTCACTTATATCTAATTTCATAATTAATTTATTTAATTTAAATATAACAAGTTTACATATAAAGTGAAAGATAATTAAGACCTTTTTTGCTCTTGGTCTCTGAGTTTTTGAATGTAGATTGCTTTAAGTTTTTGCTCTCTTTTCTTAACGGAAGGTTTCGTATATTCCTTCCTTTCTCTAATACTTCTAATTTGCTTAGTTCTCTTTTGTTTCTGTTTATACTTCTTAAGCATTTTATCAATAGAGTCTTTACCACTGTTTTTAATTATAATCATATAGTATATATTTAGTAGCTTAACAATGTTGTGCCTGAAGGGCTCGAACCTCCACTCTTCTGGACCAAAACCAGACGTGTTGCCAGTTACACCAAGGCACAATTAAAATTATTTGTTGTTATTAACGATGACAGAACTGACAGCTGCTTCTATTTTTGATAAACGAGTATTTAATTTAACTTCAAATTTATCTAGACGAGAATCAATATATTTACTGAATTCTTTAACTTCTCCTCTAATCTCAATATCAAGGTTTTCAGTTTCATCCTGTACCTGTGTAGCAAGTGTATGTAATTCTTCATTAAGATCATCTGCAATTTCATTAATATGATCAGTAAGATCTCTTTCAACTATTTTTAAGTCTGAAACTTTGCTCCAAACATTAACAATACCAACGACCCCTAATATAACCAAGACCGTTAATATACCTAAAGTAAAATAAAGTGTTTCCATATTTGTTTGTTTATTATTATATTGTAAAAAAATGATTTGTTTATTTTAACCAATCTACATTATCTCCTGCTGTTATATGACCATTTGCCCAATACTCCCATTTAAGGTTTAGATACTCTTCCTCTGATTTTGCTATATTAGATTCTTTATCATTTTGTAATTTCCACCAATTAGGATTCTTTTTACTTTTTCTATAATCAGGTAAAAGAAAATGAATATTAGGATCATAATCAGGTTCTCCTCTCCACCAATCAGGTGCAAATTCTCTAGGACCTTTATCTGTCATTCTACTATGAAAGAATGGCCCTTCTCCATAACAATCAGAATTTAACCACCTAAATCCATTAATCTTAATAAGACAATCAAGAATAGACTGGTCATGTCTATGTTCTATAAAACAAGAATCCTGTTCTTCAAATAACTCATCTGTGATATATTTGTAATTATCTTCTAGACACAGATTAAGCCATTCTTGTATAAAGGAAATACCTTCTTTAGTTTTCTTAATTGCAATAAATCCACTCTCTACTTGTAAACAATTGCATAAATCTGAATTACCTAGCATATCCAATCTTCTTAATAAAGATTTTTTTGTAAATTGATTAACCTTATATGAAGTTGTACCGCTCGCCCAAACTGGCTGAGTATCTAGTAACCCAATGTAATCATTAAACCTTTCTTTTTTATGTGAGAGTATTCTAGAACCTGCATCTATATAAAAAAGATAATCACCATCATTCATTTGCATTAATTGCCTTAGTATGATATAAGGCTTCCATATCCAATAACCAAAACCTCTTACTTTAGAAAATGAATCGGTATGTAAATTCATAAAATGCTGAATAGTATCTGGAGATTCTATAATAACCCCATCAAACCACCCAGTGGAAGTGGCTTCATCAAATAGAGTTTTTGACCTATTCTTAAATAAGCCATTTCCAAAAGTAATAAAATACTTTTTAGGATCTTTATTTATGTATTGACCGATATCCATTATATTATTTATTATATGGAAAAAAGAGATAAGGTTTAAGCACAAAAAAACCCAGGGTCCTAGAATCCTGGGTTTCTTTATATATGTAAATTAGATTAGAATCTTAATCCAAGTCCTAATGTTAAATTTGTTGTTTTATTCCCAGTGTGGTAAACCACTTTAGGGTCAACGAAAATAGCATCTTTATGGAATGTGAACATTTTACCTAAACCTAATTCTAGGTTATCAGTTTCAAATTCACTCATAGCAGCATATAGGAAAAAATCCTGGCCACCTGCGTTCATAAAATACCTTGCATGTACGTCTAATGCAAGATCTTCAGTTGAGTCAGCTTGAGCAATACCTAAACCTACCATAAGTTTATCGGATACTCCGTAACCTAAAGTTGGTGTCATTGACCATTCTGTCCATGCAACATTTGCAACGTCACCAGTACCTACGTACCAATCACCTTTTGCATTTTGCGCGTTTGCTCCAAAACCTACTAGGATTGTTAGAGCGAAAGTTAAAATTAAATTTTTCATTTTTAAAATTTGTTTTTGTTATTAATTGTTTTCACTTATTATAAAACACTTGAATATTTTGAGAAATGAATCTAGTACTTAAATTTCCATAAATTTTCAAATGAGTAGCCGTAAACAGACACGTTTACAGTTTTCTTTAGTTTCTTTAAATTATATTTAATTATATAGCATATAATAAATTTGTTTCAGAACTGTTATAGTATTTATTCAATATGAATCTATTTTTATAATAAAAAAAGGCCAGTTTAAACTAGCCTTTTAGATACTATTTTATAAATTTTTACTCTTCTATTGATACAACAGATCCTGATGGAATGGTAGTATTATTAGGAATAGTAACTCCTTCGTTTACGGTTACATTATCTCCTATAGTTACACCATCACCAATATTACAATTTAAATCTATAATTGAACCAGCTCCAATATAAACCTGGTCACCTATTACAGTACCTGGTCTTATTAAAGAACAACACCCAACAGTTAATCCTTTACCAAAAGTAACACCTGTTAAATTATTACACCCTTTAAATAATGTTGAAAATTCTGAAAACCTTAATAATGTAGTTTGTACAACTAATCGTTCTTCTCCACTCTTAACTGCAATAACCCATTGATTGGTAGCCAATGCTTTATCATAAGTATCTTTATCATATACTTTATATTCATCCGATGGTAGTAATGAAGTTATTTTATCTGACCAATTACCAGAAACATAAATATTTATCATAATCTTTTAATTAATTTATTGTATATATTTTTAAGAAGAGTAATTTATCTTTACATCGCCTAATGTAGTATCAGTAACCCAATAAGGTGGTGGTGCGGTAACACTATGTAGATAAATTTTCGTTGGCTTATTTTGAATCTCTCCATAAAATTCTTCTAACTCTTCTTCAGTCATAGATTCAATCATATCATTTAATACCATATCTAATGCATGTGATTCATCAAACTCTTCTTCTGGTGAATGGCGATCTACGTAAGGGTCGTGTTTAGGTTTTTTGCCTGGTATAACTGCATAAAGTTTAGAGCCTATTAATTCAGCTACTAAAACATCATCTACATAAATTTCTTTTACTGTGTTGTATGGAAGATTGCCTGGGGTTAATTCTTCATATAAGTCTGATTGAGATGAGATGATTTTTGCCACATATGCTTCAGTGTACTTAACATCATACTCAGAAACTTTACCATTTAGTGTAATTGTTTTTACTTTGTGTACCATTGATATTGATTTATAAAAAAAGGAAGACGATGCGAAAGGATTTGAGAATACCTTTATTAACGAAAGCTGCTTTATATTAGACTACCACTCTTTGGACTGCCATCCTATTACTTAATTAAACCGGCCGAGGTTCAATCATCGTAATTGATCATCATAATCTTTAAGTGTACCTTACGCCACATACTCTTTGCGTTGTTCAGTCATTAACCAGGATTCAGCGGTTTGCTTACCTGGAAGTCTTTGCAAAATCTCTTAGATTTTTAATGCGTTAAACCTTTAGCTCTGGTGATTAGCCAGTTCTGAATTTCTCATTTAAGATATCAGTGAACCATCGTCCTAGCCAAGTGCCTTATTCCCTTTTGCTCAGGAATTTTTCAGCAACGCATCTACACATAATTGGAATAATCATTTAGGAGCTACCTAAAGCTTTCCGTTCTGTGCCTTCCCATAATTTTAAAGAACTTATTAATCCGTTTGGATTTATTATTATATACTTAATTTAAAAATAGTTTCACTATTCAGAAGTATTAATTATACCGCCTATGATTTTAGTATCTGCTAAATGATCAAATTTACCATAAGTATTAATTCTATATCCTGTTTCTATTGGTTCAAATGATTGAATACATAATCCATTAAACTCATCACTGAAGAAGTTACCTAAGTCTGTATGTTCATTTAAACAAGGCCCTCCGCTTGGATCTACCATACTAATCCATGGATTTGACTTTACGAGATTCTGATATTGTTTTGCAATAACACCAGGTCCTACATATCGATCGTTTTCATCATACACTGATTCGTGAACTGCTTCTTTGACTTCAAT